ACTCCGTCATTAATTAATTTAACCGCCGTGAACATATCTCTTAATTGAGATACTGGTGATAAGGCTGAGTCGGGCTCATTAAACGCATTTATTAAAAATTGTCTATTTCCGTGACCGAATTTTCCAAGATATAAATTTTGTCTTCTTTGTTGTGGTGTTGGAAATGTTGTTTGTTGGATAAGTGTTAATCCACTTGTAAGTAAAATGTATGTTTCGGTCGCCGATGAAACATATAAAGCCGTATTTCCTGTTGAGCCAGGGTATATAATAAGTTGGATTGTCGGATTTGCCGGTGAGGTTGTATTATCAATAATCCACCCCTCTACCGCTCCAACATTAAATGTTGTTCCCGATGGAGTAGTAATTGATAATCCACTAAATTGGAAAACACCCGTAGAACTATTATTAGCCGCTAATATATTATTTTCCTGAGTTGTAATAATAGTACCTTCAATCTCATTTAATATTGTAACTTGTAATTTTCCTGAAGATGAATTATCTAAAACGTGTCCGACTTCACATGTTCTACCAGTAAAGGAAAGTTCAGAATAAGATGCAAATGCCCCCGGAACTGTTTGGGATAAATAAACCTGTTCCCCAACTGTAAAACCTGTTAAATTCACATCTCTAACAACACCAAAAACTGTCATAAATCCATATGATAAATTTGGAATGTCGTGAGTTGCAATACCTGATATTTGGAATTGAACCGCATCACCTCCAGTACCAACCGCTAAAGAAACTGTCGGTGCCCCTGATGTTGCCCCTGTAATGTGAAGAGCTTGTCCGTTATTAATTTGATAACCTAAATTATTATATAATCTAATTAAACTTTCTTGACCTAAATTAACCGTAACATCATTACTAGGTGTAATTGGTTTATAAGATAATGCATTTTCAGTTGAGTCAAAATAGACGGTCCCACCAGTTGGTGCCGGTACATTTGGAGTTGTATCAAAATCAATATAGTTGACGGTTAATCCACTTGTAAAAGTTGTATTACCGTATACCGTACCACCACTTAAAGGTAGATAATCTCCACTAATATCTGTATATGCCGATAAACTTATTGTAAATGCAGAATATTGGTCAGGTCTATTTTGTCTTAAAGTTATTGTATTACTACTTAATGAAAAACCTGTAACATATGAATCGGGATAGTTAAGATAGGTAGTTGCGGATACAGTGCCAATATATGCATTTCCGTCAACTTCTAAATCGGTATACAATTTTACATCATTAGCAAAATAAGCAAGTCCTTGTACATCAAGTCCATTTAAATCAGCTTGAGTATTAACTGTTATATTATCAAAAATTGCCGTAAATGCGGTTAATGAATTAATATCAACCCCTGAGTTAAAAAAAGTTAGTCCCGTAACTGTACCGCCACTTAAAGGTAGGTATTCGCCAGTAATTCCTGTTGAGCCTGTAAATACAATTGTGACATTACCTGTCGATGTATTTGCCGACAACCCTTCACCTACTGTAATACTTGTAACACCTGATGATGGTGTTGCTGCAGATACTGGACCCCAATATGCATAGCCCGTTCCATCTGTTAATAAAGCGTATCCAAATTGCTCACCCGCCCCTGAATATGTAAAACCACCACCAACCGTTAAACCTGATTGAAAAATTGGATTGACTGGTATTAAACCACCAATCCTATAAACTACACCTGTCCCAATATCAGACTGTAAAACGTAATTATATGAATCTTTAATTAACTGATTTGAAATATCAGACATAGTATAATTTTACTAATTTTATAGTACTAATAAATAGTGCTAATCATTAAATGGATTGAACATCAAGAACAATCCGTAATGTTAGTGATTGTACTATTATTAACTCTTATGATTATTGGGGGTCCTTCGGCCGGTGTATACCTGTTTTGAAGTGAGTTTCTACTAACCCAATAATTTAAATCAGCCAAATTAGAACATGCAGAATTAGGAGATTGGGTTGCGGGGTATAATCTCATACCAATTTGTAACTGAGTCCAGCTAGTTATATTAGCTCCAGGTGCCTTGAAATTAAAATCTCGACCACTAGGTGCTGTTGAAGTGACCCAAGGATTATATTGAACGCATCCCGCTTGTCCGTTGAAGTCTATTGATGCAATATTTACTTGAACACTGGGGGTGGTACAGCTATAGTCAGCAGAATAATAAGTACTACTACAGGCTTTATATATTCTATTTACTGATTTTATCAAAGATAGCTCATCAGGTGCAACACATTGACTACTAGGACATGAATTGTTAACACATTGTCCACTAATTGTGTAAGACATTTTAATATCATTAGAAACGGGTTGAGAACCACATACTTGGTAGGTTAACCCACTTGTTACAACACCTACAGTTAATATTCCATTACAATCTAAATAACTGTACCCTATGTCAAACCCACTACCTGTATTATCAAATGTGATACATTGGCAACCATAAATGAGTCTTGTTGGTGATGGAGTTGGGGTAGGCGTATGTGATGGAGTTACTGTAATACTAGGAGTTGGTAATAGACAACTGATAGGGGTAAAAAATTCACATTGATTTGAGTCAATTATTTTTACAATGATTTCTTTGGCCCCGTATAAAAACGAAGGAAGTTCTAAAGATTGTGGTACTGTGGTCACAGCCGTTGCAACCAAAAAACAATATGTAATTGTGGTATCGCACACGTATATATCATACGGTGCGCTACCTGATAAACTTGTTATATCTATAATCTGCATCATTGAAAAATTAACATAAGTTTCAGGACTATAAATAGAATAACTTTAACTTTATATATTTTCAGTTATTTATATTAAATGGCGACAATATGTTATGCTTGGGATGACGCACCCTTTAAATGGTTAGAAACACCTTTTACTTGGGTTGAAGGGTGTGTCATTGAGAAAATCATTATAGGTGGAGCTGGAGGTATGCAATCCCTCAAACGTGTTCGGGAAAGATTAAAAACTCTTACCGAAGACGAGAAAATGGTTCTCATTAATCTATTTGTTAGATTAGATGTTGATGAGATTGTCTTCGAACAAAGAATGAATAAACAAAAAAACAAAAAGGTTAAAATAAAATTGAAGGATATTGAAGTTACGACGAGACAACAAAAAAATATAAACGTAAATGTTAATTTCAAAGATAAAGATATTTATTAATATGATTTATAATTTATATACCGATAAGCCAAACAAATTCAATTGTAATATTGAAATCGAAGGCACTTCTTTATCTAAATCTAAAGTTAGATTAGTCGTAGAGACAGATGAAATATCTTACATGTTTAACGGTAGAATTGAAAACACCGGAATATGTGAAGTTAATATACCAAAGACAAAACATTTTTTACCTGAAGGAACACAAGGATTAATGAGATTAGAAGTAATCGCCGATGATGTTTATTTTGAACCTTGGTCCTCACAGTTTAATGTTAAAACAAATAAGAAAGTTAATGTTGTTGTTGCTGAACAAGTGGACGAAAAACCAAAATTAAGAGTTCAGGTTATGGAACAACAAGAGGACGAAAAACCAAGAGTGGTTGAGTCCAAAAAATCTCAACCAATTCCCCCAAAAAAGGTTGAGATTACCAAAGAAGAGTTACTGAAGAAATTCAGAAAATAATAAAAAACCCTCACAAATGTGAGGGTTTCTTTTTAGATATCCATCAGTGGGAATTTTTTCCATCCTGCTCCCGTCTTTATATACATAAAATTATCATCGAATACTTGGTCACCTTTTTCACCATATGGGTCACTGATTGATGTTGGTGTATATTCTTTTAACTTTGTTTTTTCGTTTAATTCTTTAACCGCTTCTACTAGTAATGCGCTTACACTTTCATAGTGTACTCCTTTATAATCTTCTTCAGGGTTTGGAACTTCAAAAGTTAATTCAGGGACCACTTGCTCAACTTCTTGAGCGATGAAACCGATTTGATTACCAACTTCTTCATTACCAATCCAAGTAAAATTAACCCCCCTCAAATTTAACACCTTACTCAACGCCGAATCTATTGTTGACACGTCCTTTTTTAACCTAATATCAGATGTGTTTTGATACCTTAATTCTCCTGTAGATGAAATTCCTAAACTCAAACTATAACTTGCACTAAGTACCGTTCTTACTCTCAAATTGCCACCAACATCAAGTTTTTCTGTAGGGTTTAATACATTAATTCCTACATTACCTTCTTGATATGTTTCAGTCCCATCAGCACCATTTCTACCACGTATGGTCATGTGAGGGATTGGGGTTTCGTCAACATTAACTCCGGCATAAAAATTAATGTTATCTGTATAAGTATTTTGCGTGTCCATCCTTTTTACAATATTGAGATTGATGGTTCTACTTGACCCAACTAACGCGCATTCACCTGGGTCACACATTTCCGCAGCGACACTATTCCCATCACTTATACCTCTTACAAATATACCAATACTTCTAGTTCCTAGTCCATCACCACCATCAACCACCATCTGTGTACCTATAAAATTAGATGTCGTTCCCGAATGGATAACTTGTAACCAAGAATCAAATGTATTACCTACAGGGTAATTGTCCCCCCATAAAAATCTTCCTTCTCCAGTATTTGAAAAAAAATCAAAAGTGTATTGAGGTGTATTTGTATGTAAACCTAATCTTGTTCTACCCGCAGCATCTATATCTAAATCTATAGTAAACCCGTCCTCGGCGGTGTTTTCTCCGAAATAAATATTACCTTCATCAAGTGGTTGTACAAATAAATTACCCGTATTACATCCGTGAATGTTCTTTACATAAAAATCATTTACACAACAACCACTCAAAAGTTGACCAACCGTTGCTTTATAAGAAGACCCTGCCGGATTTTGAGAAGTATCTGTGGTTTTTACAATGTGTAGTATATCATTACACGCTACACTCGATGCTTGGGTTCTAGTTGTTAAATATGCCATATTTTTTACTTTTAAATATTATTAATCATCCATAAAATTATATGAATCGTTATTCATAAATTCGAAACAATCGTCATTTTGGAATTGTTTATAGTCACAACCCGGAGAAGGTGTTGGGGTAGGTGTTTTAGTAGTCGTTTTAGTCGGGGTCGGAGTCTTTGTTCTTGTTGGAGTAACTGTCGGAGTCTTTGTTCTTGTTGGAGTGGATGTTGGGGTAGGTGTTTTGGTTGCGGTTACTGTAGGGGTTGGTGTCGGTGTTGCACATAAACACAGTGGGTCGGCGGTCGCGGTACCATTACCTTGTACAACAGTTACTCTCAATGCACAAGATAAGTTTACTTGAATATCCCTTACAACAGTAAGTACTTCCGTTGATAAATTACAGTATTGAACACTAAATGTTGTTCCTGTAGATGTTGTTCCTCCATATAAGAACCATTCTGTACAACATGGCGTTGTATTACTTGGTGTCATTGTTTTAGTTGTGGTGACAGTCGGAGTAACTGATTTTGTGATAGATGGTGAAGGTGTTATACTAGCGGTAACTGAAGGCGTCATTGAAGGTGTCTTCGTAACCGTGTTTGTTGGGGTAGGGGTTTTCGTAGCGGTTCTAGTCGGTGTGACCGATTTAGTAACACTTGATGTCGGTGTATTACTTGGTGTAATACTGATAGTTGGTGTAATTGATTTTGTCGGTGTTTTAGTTGGTGCCGGAGTATCAGTAGGAGTTACTGATGGTGATAATGAAGGTGTAATCGACTTGGTAGGTGTAGGTGTTTTTGTCATACTAACACTTGGTGGTGGTGTTTCCGCCGGAGTCTCAGACGGTGTTATAGAAGGAGTAATCGATTTGGTAGGTGTAGGTGTTTTTGTGGTGGTTTTGGTTGGTGCTGGAGTGTCAGTTGGTGTACGAGTCAATGTTATTGTAGGGGTGATTGATTTAGTAGGAGTTTTTGTAGGGCCTCTTCTTTCAGGAAAGTCTGTTTGAGTTGGGGTTGGTGTTGCGTCAATAGTTGAAGTCATTGTCGGAGTTTTAGTCGGAGTTTTTGTAGCCGTTTTTGTTGGGGCGGGAGTACTAGTTTGAGTTGTAGTTTTTGTTAAAGTTGGAGTTAAAGTAGGGGTTGTTGTTTTTGTTGGGGTTACTGTTGGAGTTGGGGCAGGTGTTTTAGTGGTTGTTGATGTAGGTGTTTTTGTTGGGGATAAAGTTGGGGTGTTACTTGGGGTTTTAGTATTAGTCGGTGTTGATGTTTTAGTTGGCGCTGGCGTATCAGTTGGTGTTATACTTGGAGTTACACTTGGGGTATTTGAAGGGGTTTTGGTAGGGCTAACCGTATTTGTTCTAGTCGGTTGTGGAGTTGATGAAGCGGTTGGGGTTGGTTTAACTGTTTTTGTTGGAGTTGGTGTTGCGGCAGGTGTTCTTGTTGCCGTCTTTGTAGGTACGGGAGTGTTAGTTGGTGTAGGAGTTGATTTAACAGTTTTTGTTGGTGTAGGAGTTGCGGCTGGTGTTTTAGTAGATGTCTTTGTTGGGGCCGGTGTACTTGTTTGAGTTTTAGTAACTGTTGGTGTAACGGTAGGTGTTTTAGTTTGAGTTAAGGTTTGAGAATTTGTTGGAGTTTGAGTAGGTGTATCTGTTATAGTTGGAGTTTGAGTAGGTGTATCTGTTATAGTTGGGGTAATTGTACTTGTTGGAGTTTGGGTTGGACTTTCGGTAGGTGTATTGGTTGGAGTTTGTGTCATTGTCATTGTTGGTGTCGGAGTGGCCGGAGCAATGATTAATGAGAAATCGTTAGGAGTACAAGCCGAAACTTTACAGTCAGGACAATCAGGATTAAACATCTGAAACTGAGTCATTCTTAACTCAAAATTATGCTTAACTTCAGGTGCCGATAAAGGTTCTACGTAAAATCTAAACTGTGATATACCACCCTCAAATGTGCCGGCAAAGTTTTGTTCTAAAAGTATGTTAGTGGTCAATCCACTTAATGATGTACCTGAAAAATCTATTGTTGGTAAATTTTCTGGGTCTTGGATGTATGTACCATCTAGTACATAATTGATTTTTTTAGGGGTTGGGGTAACGTATATTGGTAATGGTTGTGTTGACGAAATAATGAAAGAACACGTATAATTTATTCCGGTAAAATCTAAATTATATGTTCCATAAAAATAAGAATTGTTATAATCATATGGTATTATTTGAGTGCCGAGATTTATAGTTCCCCCGGTTTCAGGAAGAAACGTAATATTCGCGCTCTGACCACTATAATTATAACTACCTATTTTTACCTTTGCTCCCATTTATCTTATATAGTTATATAGTTACTCATTTTATAAAAACGGAGTTAATACACTCCATGTTGCACCATTGTTTGTTACAGTTTTAGGGGTATTACTTGTGTCATCAGTAAATGTACCCGAAGTTTTAGATGCTAATAAAAGTTTTGTGTCTGTTGATGATATTACAGGACTTGTAGGTACGGTATAGGTCACTCCTGTGTAAATAGCCAATCCTTTTGTAAATCTGAAATTAGTAATTAAACCGTCCCAATTATCGTTGAATGGGCTGGCAGGATTATTACAACCAACATAAAGACTTGATGAAGTATCACTTATGTTAGAAGTATCTGTAAATGTGTCAATCCTTGTTCCATTAAAATATGTGTTATAGGTACCCGATATTCTTGAAATCGCTATGTGATACCATGTATTTAATACTGTTGATACCGGCTGATTAGAAACTTTACTACCTCCAAAATAACAATTTAATCTATTACCTCCTGAAGCCATAGCTAAACCAAAATTAGACCCTGTACCCAAACTAAATATGTAATTTTCGTTACCGTTAGAGGTTTGTTGTATAAAAGTTTCTACAGTAAAGTCACCAGTACCTACCGCCCAGTCGCTACTACCTGACATCGATAAGTAGTTATTTAATGTGTAATCAAAAGAAATACTTCCACCATTTAATTTAGTTGGGGTTGGGGTTTGTGTTGGTGTTTGAGTATTTGTTACTGTAATAGTAGGGGTTGGTGTTGATGTTGGGTCTGGTGATAATCCAGGCGTTTTAGTTACGGTTACTGTTGGGGTATTAGTAGGTGTGTCTGTAATAGTAGGTGTTGGTGTTGTAGTATTAGTAGTCGTATTAGTCACTGTATTTGTTGGTGTATTTGTTATTGTATTAGTAACTGTATTAGTCGGAGTGCTAGTAGGTGTTGGTTCTATGAAATTTTGAGTATTCGTCGGAGTGTTAGTAGGTGTTAAACTTGGTGTTTGTGTTTGAGTTTCTGTTAATGTTATAGTGGGAGTTATAGTGACCGTATTTGATGGAGTGGTAGTATTAGTTACTGTATTTGTAATTGTTGGTGTTGGTGTTAAAGTTTCAGTTGATGTAATTGTTGGGGTAATTGTTTGTGTTAAAGTTGGGGTTACAGTAGGAGTTGAAGTTGGCGTTTCAGTTACAGTACTGGTAGGGGTTTCAGTCACGGTACTTGTTGGACTTTCTGTAATAGTAGGGGTTGGAGTTAATGTTTCTGTTGGGGTATTTGTTGGAGTTTCTGAAGGTGATACCGTTATGGTAGGGGTATTTGTTGGAGTCGGACTATTAGTTGGTGTGTTGGTTGGGGTTGGAGTTGGGGAAGGCGTAATGAACATTGTATCCGAACTCACAATAAAATTAGAAGAGATGTTTGATGGTGTAACGACCGCATTTTCTATTAAACTAACCCCATCTAATTCATAGAAATCATCAGGTAGAGTAACAAATCCCTCTCCGTATAAATTACCTGATACAATTGTAACGGTGGAATTAAAAGTTATGAACTCACCATTTGTCTTACCTAGTTTGTGAGTAAAACTCAGAGTTATATTTTCGGCAAAAACAAACCCAGAATCTAATAGATATCTAATATTTATAGAACCCGAGGAAATGAAAATACTTAAATTGATGTCCACCTCAACCCCAAAGGCAATGTCACATTCAGGTTTAGGGTTGAAGGTTAGATTTTCTCTTAATCCTTGCGTTCCTCCACCCCATGATATATTAAACGGAACACCAACTTGTTTTTCTTTATCTGTGTTGAGGGCTCTTGGTATTACTTCCTCAAAATCATCGATTGTATAAATGATTCTACCATTCACATAAATTTTTAATTTACCTTTTCTGTAGTAAGAATCTAATAACCATTTTTCGTTTAACTGTACAATATCAATTTCTAAATCCTCGGTACCTCTTGTATATGGCGGGACAATTAAAGCTACCGAATTATTCGCCAATGATTGGAGTGACACAGTTTGAGTTATATCCTCTAAACCACCTCGACTCCTCAAATCACAATAATCTAACCATGTATTTCTTTCCCAAACAACGTCGACTTGGAACCAATGTTCTGAATCTAAATAAGCGGGATTTATTGCTTCGCAATATGGATAAATCGGTGGGGAACAGTATTCAACTACTGTATATCCAGTTGCAAAGGTAATACCTGAAGTTTGACAACTTCCGGTACTTTCACAATCACCAGTAAATCTCAAAACCTTAACTCCGATACTTGGGTTTTTAGGGTCGCCACATAACCTTATTGCCAAGTTATTTGATATCGCATCCCATTTTGGGTCCTTTTCACAAGTATCCTCAATCGATGTAAACCCCTCAAATTCACAATCATTACATGTATCACAAGTTTGACAAGTCGTACAAACTTCACAAGGTGTTGCCGTTATACAATTATAAGGTCCAGGTGTGGGGGATGGTGTAGGTGTTGGGGTTGGTAATATGACCGTACCACAAGTGTGTGTTTGACATTCCCACCCACAACTTTCGCACAATGTTAGGTTACATCCACATCCACAACTTGCAGAAGCTCTGGCATCCCCGTTACAAATATTGCAACCATAATTAGCGTGAGGGTCGTGAACACCATTAACCGAACGAGGGGGATATACATAGATACATCTACTGTTAGTAATTGTTTTATTACAACAAGCACAAGTCTCAATTGATGTTAATGGAGATGTAATTCGAGTATACCCTGTAAAGCAATTTGGGGTCCCGTCCGCATAATGGTAGAATTTATTTTCAGCCCTGGTCCCTAAATAAAAGAATATGTTTTTGTTTTCAGGGTATATTTGATTTAATGTAGTTTTACCCGAAACCGGCGTATATTCATTAACCAGTCGAGGTTTCAATATCATCTCGACCGTCCATCCCTTATTTACCCTTTCAGGAAGAATATCATATTCATATCCATGTAATTTATAAAATCCTTGGTAAAAACCACCGTATAATTCATGGTAGTTACCAATATACATGTCGTATTTATTAACAACTTCATAAGCAACACCACCCGAAAAACCTGAAAATCTTACATTAGGTGAATCAGTATAAGCAGTAACCTGAAACATCTTAAAACGTCTGTCATAGAATTGCCTATTGAATTTTAGTCCCGGGCCAAAAAGACCATTGGTGTAATAGATAGTTTGACCTGTCATTGACGAAACTAAACCATTATCAATACCTGTTAGTCCAATATCACAAGATGAACCTTCGGGCTCACAATCTAAATCAACGTTATTGGGATTATAATAATTTTGTGATATAAAGATATTGTATGGGTTATATGTACCGTATTGTAACTGATAATCTTGTACTGTATTTGGGTCGTTAGTATCAAAATAAATTGGTAATTTATTACCGTAAGTTTGAGCAATTAAGTATGGGGAGAACACTACCTCCTGATTGAAACCCGTATTATCGGATGATAACGATATATCAGTAGTACCTACCGCAAATTTTGGGTATGAATTGGGAGGTACGTACTGATTAATATTTTGGCTCGCCATACTTTTTCAAATAAATACCTTGTGTCGAAGTATTTATTGATAAAAAGCTATGATTAGTTACAACAAAGAATACTTTAAAAACAATTTATATTTCTTCTTGAAAGATAGAGGGGATAAAATTTCATTGTATTATTCTGTAGCAGATACTTTATCCGAATCAAGAAAAAAAGATGAGAAAAAAGAATTTAGTAAAAAACATGAAAGTAAGTTAAAAAAAATCATACATAAATTTTTGAACTCGGGTAAAAAGGTAACTAAGAAAGAAATTGATAATAATTTAGATAACGTCGAGAAGAGCGGTGAAGTTGATGAATTGATTGACACTGATGGTACATTTTTGAATTCAAAGATACCATTCTTGAATATGGCTTTACACCCAAGAAAAACTACTGACCAAACTGTTGCCATGTCAAGGGTAACTAATGACCCTGTTACGAGAGGATACCGTGTATATTGGGGCGAAAGTGAAGAAAAGGATGGTAAAGTGGTAAATGAAATTGACTATTCGGATGCTTTTGGTTATGAAGAAACAAAGGATAAAGATTTTGAAGATACTGTTAAGACATTAAAACAAATGGGTTCTGATAATGCCGAAGAACGAGCATTAGAACAAGGGAAAGACCCTAAATTAGATAAAAAGAAAAAGAAAGGTGCTTTCACAAGACAAAGATTATCTGAATTAGAAACTATAGAAGAACAACAAAGAAAACAAATGATTAAAATGGTTGAGGATATTTTAGCCAAAAAATCAAAAGATAATTCTGATGTCGTAGGAAAGGATACGGGTGTTAGCAAAATATTAAATAAGAATTTACAAGCCATAAAAAAATTGGCAGAACGTGAAGGAATTAGTATAAACCAACTTATAAAAGCATTAAAATCAAGTGAATAAGGACCTATACGGAAAAAAAGTACCATTACCTGAAGATGTTCTAACTTATTTAGAGCAGTGTAAAGAGGCCGCGATTGGGGCCGATGACTCAACCGAAGGTTTCAAGAGAAATCAAGAATTGAGAGATAGTAGAGAAGTGACCTACCAACAATTGAAAAGAATGAAAAATTTCTTTGATAACTTTAACGGACATGAGAACGAACTTCCATTTATATTAAATGGCGGTCATTATGTTAAAGGTTGGGTGGATAACACATTAGGGTCCATGAGAGATGGGATTGAACTTGGTAAAGAAGTTAAATCAGAAGTATTACCAAACCAATACAATCAAGAATATGAACAGGATGATTTATCCGCAATGAATAGACCCTCACAATCACATAGACGAGTGGTAGATAATTATAATGTAGAAATAACTGAAAGCCTGAAAAGGATAAACGAATTAATTAAAAAAATAATTTAATATGCCAGCAAGAGAGCCATTAAATTTTGACCAACCAAGCAATGAATTATCACAAATTGCCGATTTGGAAAGAAAAAAATTATTACCCAAAAATGATTATACAAGAACCGCAAATGAATATTCTGCGGTAAATAAGGACGCTATCGCCGATGGTGATTTGTTAGGTAAGGGTACCGGAGACTTTTTAGATGTTTATAATCAATCCGCAGGTGCGATACAAGACATCATTGAAAGGAGGGCCGAGATTACTTTTAATGAATATAAAGCCAATAATCCTTATACTACTCCATCGGCGTAATGAAACTTTACAACATCGCTAAATCACTTATTTTGGAAGTAGCCTCAATTGATGCTATTGTTGATGCCATTAAGAAAAGGCAAAAAGTGGTGATTTATTATGATGGGGATGAACCAGGTGGTAGAGGATTAAGACAAATAGAACCTGTTTGTTTTGGTTACAGTAAGGCGGATAACCCTGTTTTACGAGCTTGGGATGAAGAAGGGTCCTCACATACAGGATACAAGGGGGAGCAACCCTTACCAGGGTGGAGACTTTTCAGAGTTGATAAAATACTTTCTTTCAAACAAATGGGGGAAAAGTTTTCAACTGTGAGACCCGGATATAACACCACAGGAGATAAAGGTATGGTTAAGGTAATTATAAACGCAAGATACGACCAAGAACCAATTTAATTGTTATTGATATGACTAACGAAAACGAACTGTTACAAAAATTGATGATTTCTAAAAAAATCATGGATAGACACAATGAAATCCCAAGAAGCCATAGTGAAGGTCAAACACTTTCAGCTCCTATGGTAGAATCATTTTCACCTATTCAAGCAAGTTATAACATTCCCCAAGAAATAGTACAGGAAAATGTTGCAGCAAAAATACCACAATATAATAATTCGCAAGACAGAATTATGTCCTCTAAATTACCTGATGCTATCAAACAATTGATGATTGAACATCCAATAGCTCAACCGAATGCAATGGCAGGTCCAACTCTATCTAGTGAGTTGGTAGAAAAGGCGGCAAGATTAATGAATAGTAACAATGGTTATGTTCAAGAAAGTCATACAAAAAAACAAACAACTCAAAAAAGTCAAACACAACCATCAATAGATGATAAAAATTTAAAAGAGTTGTTAAAGGAAGTTGTTCGTGAAGTATTGGCCGAAAATGGAATGATAACCGAATCAGTTTCAAAAACTAATGATGTATTTTCATTTAAAGTCGGAAAACACGTATTCGAAGGTAAGGTCACGAAAGTAAAAAAGATACAGTAAAATATGGAAAATAGTTACAAAGATTTATCTATGAAACATCAGTTTATAACTGATAAATTAAGTTGGCAGGGAGATTACAATGTTAATGCCCATACCTATTCAGTAATTTATGATAGACTATTTGCACCTTTTAAACACAAACCAATAAATTTTTTAGAAATTGGAGTTTATTTGGGGGGGAATATTGCAATTTGTTCTGAATATTTTGAAAATATTAATCATTATGGAATAGATATTGTAGACAATTTAAAGATAGATAAAAATTTATTCTCTTTTTATTTTGGGAGTTTCGATGACCCAAATATAATATCACAAGTGTCCGAAAGAAAATATGACATTATTTTAGAGGACGCCTCTCATATATTAGAACATCAAATGGAGGCGATAAAAATTTACCTTCCTCTTTTAAATGAGGGAGGAATAATGATAATTGAAGATATCCAAGACCCGTCATTTATAGGTTCAATATATAGTGTTATCGATATGCAAAAATATTTTGTATATACAATTGATTTAAGAGTTAACAAAAATAGATGGGATGATTTAATTGTGGTGATTGAACACAGAAGTGAAAAGTACAGGTAGAGTTATTTAAACCAACCCCTCCAAGTGAGGGGTTTTTATTTTACCATCGTTGATATTATGTGATTTTTAACTTATATTTTCCTCATATAAAAAAATTATGAGCGAAAAAATTAAAGTTTTAGTTCTCCCATCAGATAGAACCGGAGTTGGTAAATTTAGGTCAACAGACCCTCACGTATATCTTCAAAACATGTATTCGGATGAATTTCATGTGGATATTGATTACGAACCAAAAGTAGATGATATTAATTATTGGAAAAAGTATCAGATTGTCCATGTCCATAGAAACATTGGACACAATTATGACAATACACCTAACCTAATTAAATTTTTAAAGTCTTTAGGTGTTGTAGTAATTGTAGATTTGGATGACTATTGGTTACCAACCATAGAACACCCAATTCATCATTTGATTGTTCAGAATAAAATTCATGAAAAAATCATGGCTAATTTACGTGAAGCAAGTTACGTAACTACGACCACTACCGTATTCGCGGAAGAAATTAAAAAGTTGAATAAAAATGTCGAAATATTCCCAAATGCGATAGACCCTCAAGAGACTCAATTCAAACAAGTAACACCTGAATCTGATAGAATTAGAGTTGGTTGGTTGGGTGGTTCATCCCATTTACATGATTTAGCATTGCTCGATGGATTTGTTCAAAAAAATGGGAAAGAGTTAAATGATAAAATTCAATATGTTCTTTGTGGTTTTGACACTCGTGGAACAATGACCGAGATTAACAAAGAAACAGGAGAACAAAAACAACGTCCTATCTTACCTCACGAAACTGTATGGGCTCGTTATGAAGAGATATTCACAGACAAGTATTCAATCATTAGTGAAGATTACAAAAAGTATCTAATGGAATTTACCGAAACCGAATACAAATTAGAGATAAACCTACCGTATCAAAGAGTGTGGACCAAACCTGTTACAACTTACGCAATGAATTATTCAAAGTTGGACATATCTTTGGCACCAATTAAAAACCATATCTTTAATCGAATGAAATCACAACTCAAAGTTATTGAAGCGGGGTTCTACAAAAAGGCATTGATTGCTTCTAACATTGGTCCATATACCATAGATTTGAAACATAGTCTTAAGAATGGTGAGTTTGTTGATGGGAATGCCTTATTGGTTGATGAACACAAAAATCATAGCGATTGGTCAAAATACATTAAGAAATTGGTCAATAACCCAAACATGATTAAGGATATGGGTGAGCGTCTTTACGAGACAGTTAAAGATACATATGATTTAAGAAACGTTACAAAAACAAGAGCCGAGTGGTATAAAACTTTGGTAAAATGATAAAAATACCTATCACAAAAATATTATTTATCGACATTGAGACCGTTGGATGTTGTCCTGACTTTAGTAGTTGCCAGTCATTTAGTCCAAAAATCGGAGACCAATTTTTAAAATATTTTGATTGGTTTCAAAAAAGGTTTCCAGAGGATGAAGGTTTGTCTCATGATGAGGTTTTTGAGAAAAGAACGTCTTTGGTTCCTGAATTTGCCAAAATAGTTTGTGTGAGTGTAGCCTTTGTAACTGATAAAGGTGAAACGAAGACCCAAACTTTTTCAGGTGATGATGAAAAGGAATTATTAATGGGGGTACAAAAATTACTTGATAGGTGTGGCAAATTAGATTTTCACTTGTGTGGACATAATCTAAAGAATTTTGACATACCAATGTTGGCAAAAAGAATGATTATTAATAATCTACTACCCCCTTCAATCCTACCATCATATGATACCAAGCCTTGGGAAATTAAAGCAATAGACACAAAGGAGATTTGGCAATACGGAGCATATAGTTCAATAGGGTCATTAGATTTACTTTGTTCTTGTATGGATATACCAACACCAAAAGATGGTGAAATAAGTGGGGATAAGGTACATAATACCTACTGGATTGATAGAAAATTAAAAGAAATTAGTGAATATTGTGAACGTGATGTTCAAGTCTTAATTGACATAATAAAAAAATTAAAGGAATTAGAATGAATACTGACTTAAATTCTTTGAAAGAACAAGCAGAGATGCTTAACAAATATTTGGATGAAAATTTTGATGATGAAACATTCCAAATGATTTTAGACGAAACAGGATTAGATATAAAACAACTTGAGGATGAAATGACATCCTATGTCCCCAGATTAAATTTGAAATATAAAAAACTTCACCCTGATGCTGTAGAACCAAATTATAATTATCCATCTGATTCAGGTTTTGATTTATATGCCACTGAGACCGTCTATTTACCAATGTTTGGTAGAGCCTTGGTTCCAACAGGACTTTCTTTTGACATTAAAGATGGATATGAAATCCAAGTTCGTTCAAAGAGTGGTCTTGCAATCAATCAAGGTTTGTTTGTTATGAACTCTCCAGGTACTGTTGATAATGGTTATACGGGTGAAATTAAAGTTATTATTTTTAATTCAAATAATTTTGCTTATACCATAGAAAAAGGTACAAAGGTAGGTCAAGCGGTTCTTTGTCCTGTGGTAAATGGAAAGTGGATTGAGTTAGAGGAAACTATGGAAGAAATAAAAAAGGATAGAAACGAGAACGGTTTTGGTTCAACTGGAATATGATTACAATAGGATATAGCACAAGAAAATCTAACCCACAATATACAGAGATTTTAAAAAAATCTTGTGGATTAAAAAATGTTGAGGTTATCGAAATCGTGAATGATGGGATAATGTCATTACCCCAAGCTTACAATAAAATCCTTAATGAGTCATCAAATGATATTGTTGTTTTGTGTCACGATGATTTAGAATTTGATACCAATAATTGGGGTAGTAAGTTACTAAAACATTATAGTAAAAACCCCGAATTCGGGGTAATTGGTCTTGCCGGCTCAAAGTATTTACCTGACTCGGGTAAATGGTGGGAGATACCTCAAACAATGTACGGAATTGTTAATCATAAAAACGAAGGTAAAAAATGGACCAGTACATATTCTAAACACATAAATAACAATATTGAGGAAGTTGTTTTAATTGATGGGTTATTTATGACTTTGGATAAAACCAAAATCAAACATAGATTTGACGAGGAGTTCAAAGGGTTTCACTTTTATGATTTGTCTTTCTGTGTCCCAAATCACATGGATAATGTTAAGATAGGAATTGTTACTGATATTAGAGTTACTCACCTTTCTATCGGTATGACCAATCAATCTTGGGAGGATAACAGAGTATTCTTCTCTGAAAAATTCAAAGAAAATCTACCTTTGGATATTACCAATAATGGTATTTGTGAGACATTCATATTTTGTCATGACCAAAATATAATTTTGGATTATGAGAATTCGGGTAAATTTAAAAATCTTAAAAAATACAGATATGTATTTTTAGGTAATGGTGACACAGATAAAATAGAAAATAATTCTAATATTATAGTTGCCAGAAATTTACCTCACAACATCGAGGAGTATCCCAATATAAATGCTTATACAGGGTGGTACGCTTTATGGAAAAATAATCTAATAACAACCCCATATGTAAATTTGTTTGAATACGATGTTATTCTTAATCCTAATTTGGAACAGACTATGGACAAGTTTATGTATGATGGTCAAAAAATGATTGGATACATCCCATTCCCTTGTACCAACTACCATTTTATAGATAACAAAGATTGGGTTGAAGAGTTATTCAACGCTATTAAACAGGTATATAAAATTGATTTGGAAAAAACAATAAGATTATATATCAAACAAAACCCAAAACTTGCTTGGTCAACCACAAGTAATTGTACTATGGAGGTTTCATTCTTTAATAACTATATGAAATGGTTTGAGCCGTTGGCTAATTTAATAAAACATTCCAAAACCGCAGGTCACGGACATGAAAGGTCTGTTACATTTTATTGTCTGATGTTTAAACAACAACCAATTCTTACGCAAGGATTTATAAAACATCTCCAAATGAATTCTCACGGAACCCAAGACCATTACGTTGATTATGATAAAAATATGAAGGAATTAGTCGAGAATTAGTATTTATCGTAAAAGTACTTTTAATATGAGAATTCAATCATTTATTTTTTGTCATGACCAAAATCTAATATTAGAATTTTTATCTAATGGCAAATTTAACCATCTACCTAATTTAAAATTTGTTTTTTTAGGTACTGAATTACCTGTAGACCAAATTGAAAATTTAGAAAATGTCATTATATGTAGAAATTTACCCATCAACATAGAAATATATCCTAAATTTACCTCATTCACCGGATGGTACGCTTTATGGAAAAATAATCTAATAGACGCGGATTATGTAAATTTATTTGAATATGATATAGAAGTTGCAGGACATTTCTTACCTCATCTTCAAACTACATTAGAAAATAAACCTGATTTTATTGGATATCGAGCCCTCCATGTTTCAATGTATTTTATAAACGACTCTACATGGATTGGCGAATTATTAATACCTGCAATAAAGAAACATTATGATATTGATATTCCTGAATTAGTTGAAAATTGGAAAATAATTGGTGATGGTCATTGGAGTTCGGGAAGTAATTCTACAATTTCAGTAGAAAGTTTTTATGAATACATGTCTTGGTTTGAAATATTAATAGATGAGATTAAATACACTTGGAATAGTGGTCATGCTTTTGAAAGGTCAATTAGTTTTTTCAACTTTATTAAATTGAAAAAAATACTATACTTATCAGGATTAATACAACATCACCAAAATTGGTCTCACAATAGACACATGACTTGGCCAACTAGTTAAATATTACTATGAATAAAATAGCAATTGTAACTCTATCTCGAGGATATGGAGGATTATCGGACTATAATAGTTTGATAGAAAGAAATAATTCAATATATGAAAACATTGTCAAAAATTCAAAATATAACTTTGACAATATAATTTTTCACGAGGGGAATATTTCAGTAGACCATCAAAACTATATAAAAGTTTTGAGTAAAATCGAACTGACTTTCGTTGACGTAAAAAGCAGTAACAGTAAAAATGGGTTCAACGACTCAAATGTTAAAACTGAATCTGAATTTTGTCACTCCACACCAGAATCAGGTTGGTTTCCTTTAGGGTATAAACATATGTGTCATTTTTGGGCGATAGATTTTTTTGATTATTTAGATGGATATGATTATATTATTAGGATAGATGAGGATTGTGTTGTACACAGGTTTAACCAAGATTATATACAACAACTTAAAGACGGAAAAAAAGTTTTCCTATCCCCACTTTTTCAAGGAAAAGATGAATCGTATGTTACGGTTGGATTGGAAAACTTATGGAGTAAGTTTTTAACCGATAATTCTATTATAGTTGATAAAAAATTTGATGACATAAAGTGCCCATATACAAACTTTACTTGTTTAAACCTCAAATATTTTAAAGAAAATATCATGGTTCAAAAATTCTTACAATGTGTAAATGATTCTAATTGTATATACATAAACCGATGGGGTGATTTACCTATTTGGGGATTGGTTTTATCTTCATTTGTTGATGAGAGCTTATTTGGTTCGGCAAACGGAATTGGTTATTATCACCATAGTCACAGGTCACAGGTTAATTAAATATATGGATAATAGATACTCAATTGTACTTGTTCACCAAGGAAATGAATTTGTTGATTATATAAACGATTGTATAACACAAATATTAAAATTTAACAACTGTAAAATTTTTATAGCATCTAACAAAATACATCAAAATAAAATTATAAATGATGATTTAGTTAGTTTTGTTTCTATTGAAGAATTAGAAAAAACAGAAAATCATAATAGTTTTAATAAAACTAAAGGTTATGATGTTAATTTCAGGGATGGGTTTTGGAAATCAGTTACTGAGCGTTTTTTGATTATTGAAGAGGTTATGATTAAATTTTCTTTATCTAACGTATTTCACTTCGAGAACGACAATTTAATCTATATTAACATATCAGAACATTTGGAAACCTTTATAGAGAATTATACTTTTGCGTCGGTATTTGATAATGACTCAAGATGTATTCCATCTTTTATATACTTTAAATCTTTAGAATCAATACGTAAATTAAATGAATTTATTATTGGGTCTTCGGATTCAAATGATATGTCTCTCTTATCTGAATATAGATACCATAGTGGGGGTGAGATATATAATTTACCTCTATTCCCGGATTTCTATGATTTAGATTTAGTTTCTTCTATGGGGCACAGAACAAATAACCCATCTCATTACCATAATAATTTTAATAAATTTAATTCAATTTTCGATGCGGCTTGTTTAGGACAATATTTGGGAGGAGTTGACCCTAGAAATATTGGAGGGGACACTACGGGGTTTATAAATGAAAGTTGTTTAATTAATCCGTCTTCGTTCAATTTTGATTTCAGAATAGATGAGTTTGGTAGAAAATACCCTGTAACCATCTTCAAAGGTAAAGAAGTTAAAATTAATAATTTACATATGCACTGTAAAAATTTAAAAAAATTCAACTAAAATATGACAAAACATAGGGTTATTATTTCTATTATTTCTTCAGAATTTGTACCATATGATTTACTTGAGGACACCATTAGAGAAACTTGGTTAAATTTGAACTCTAATTCTGTTCCTGTTTATTTTTACTACGGTAGTAATGAATCTGAAAATAAAATTATTGATGATAGGATTTATATTAATACTACCGAGTCTTTTGAAAATGTTGGGATTAAAACTTTAAAAATGTATGAATTTTTGTACAATAATTTTGATTTTGATTATATTTTTAGGACAAATTTATCTTCCTATATTGATATAGATAGACTTTATTCTTTTTTGGATAATAAATCAAAATCAAATTTTTATTTCGGTGAAATGGGGTGTCATGATGGTATAGATTTTTGTGGGGGGTCCGGTTACTTTTTGAGTAAAGATTTAGTTAAAATAATTATTGAAAATAAAAATTTGTGGGAGACAAGTCACATGGATGATGTTATTGTTGCCAAAATACTTAAGAGTTTTGGGGTTTACCCAATTCGAGGTCATAGATTTGATTTTCCTTCAGACAACCCTCCTATGGACTATTTTCATTATAGAGTTAAAGAAAATTTTAATAATTACTGGGAACCCGACCGTAGTGTGGATGTTAGAAATATGAAGATAATATATAACTTAAAAACTTCTTAAATTTAGTTTGATAAATTAATTAATTTTACTATTATAATAAAAATGAAAGTCATCGTATCAATATTAGCAATGGAGGCGAGGCACTATCCGAGATTGGAGGCCGTCGTAAGAGAGACATGGTATAATTTATATAAAGATAAATATAAAATTTTTTTCTATTATGGTAATAGAGAAAAAAATGAAATTGTTGATGAGAAAATTTATACAATATATGACGAAGGTTTATATGGAATTGGTTATAGAACTTTAGAAATGTTAGAAATTTTATATGAAAAATTTGATTTTGATTATATTTTTAGAACTACTTTATCGTCATACGTTGACATGGAAAAACTAACCGAATTTCTTACAGATAAACCTAAAAATAATTTTTACTGCGGTGGATTTGTAAGTCATGACGGTATCCCTTTCTGCTCAGGTAGTGGTTATTTCCTGAGTCGGGATTTGGTTAAATTAATTTTAGATAATAAACATCTTTGGAATCATAACTATATTGATGATGTTTCTTTAGGTATTTTGATGAGAGATTTTGGAATTCCTATGGTTGAGGGTCGCAGGCAAGATGCGTTATCAAATAGTCCTATGCCTATTGAGCAATTTGATTTAAGCCAATATCATTTCAGATTAAGGTCCGCAGATTATAATATTGATACAGATATTACCAATATTATAAATATACATAATTTAAAATTAAATAATGGATAAAAGTTTAGAGACTTTGTTAAGTGAAATTGGCGAGTATTTAAAATTAAATGAGCCAAAATATCTTTATAACAAAAAATTTACTCCAGGTAGAGACCAAGTTCTTTATTCAGGTCCGTTTTGGGACGAACGAGAAATTGTATCCGCAATTAAAACTTTAATTTCAGGTAAATGGATTGTTGCCGGGGAAAATGTCCATAAATTTGAAAGTAAGTTTTCAAAGATGTTCGGTGTTAAGTTTTCTCATATGGTTAATTCCGGTAGTTCGGCCAATTTAGTCTTAATCACCGCTTTAAAAAAGTTTTTTGGTTGGTCGGATGATGATGAAATAATAGTTTCACCAGTTGGTTTTCCGACAACTATTGCCCCAATAGTTCAGAACAATTTAAAACCGGTGTTTGTCGATATCGAATGGAAAACTTTAAATTTTGATATTACGAAAATTGAAGAAAAAATAACTAAAAAAACAAAGGCTATTTTTGTTTCTCCTGTTTTAGGTAATCCTCCTGACATGGATTACCTAAAAAATTTATGTGAAAAACATAATATTCAGTTAGTTGGTGATAGTTGTGATAGTTTAGGCACTAAATGGGATGGAAAACCGATAAGTGATTATTATGTGGCATGGTCATGCTCTTTCTATCCCGCACATCATATATCAACAGGTGAAGGTGGTATGGTTTCCACTAACATTGAAGGTCTTAAAAAATTATTTGTGAGTATCTCTTGGTGGGGTAGAGATTGTTACTGTGTTGGTTCAGCAAATCTATTGTCTTGTGGGACTTGTCAATTGAGATTTGGTAAATGGTTGGAATCATACGACGGAGTCATTGACCACAAATATGTTTTTACAAATATGGGTTATAACTTGAAACCTATGGATTTACAGGGTTCAATAGGTATGGAACAATTATTAAAATTTAAGGATATTGACACCAAAAGAAAAAATTCTAAAAAAATAGTTGAGTCAATCTTGTTAAGATACGTAAATGGGATTAAAGGGGTTAGTTCGTTAGACAAATCCGATGTATGTTGGTTTGGAACTCCTTTTATTTGTGAAGATAAAAAATTAAAAGATAAACTAGTTTCATTTTTAGAGGAAAACAAAATACAAACTAGAAACTATTTTGCGGGAAACATTTTATTTCATCCGGGGTATTCTTATTTAGATGATTTAGATAAGTACCCCAACTCTAATAAGGTTTTGGATAAAGTTTTTTTCTTGGGGGCTGCCCCTCATTATGACGAAGTTGTTTTTAAGTATATTGAAGACATATTCAAAAAAAATTGGAAAAATTAAATCTCTAATTTAATGAAAACATTGTTCATAACAAATGCGGGGGGAATTGACTATATGTCTGATGTCATATTCCATGGAGGTAAAAAAATTCATGGTAAAAATTTTTACGAAACAAATAAAATGTGGTATATGTACGACAATCTTGATATTGAGAGTAAAAAAAAACTATACGGTCGTGGATTTACTATTTCCGGAAAGATAGACCATTCATTGTATAATGAACTTCCTGGAAGTGTTGAAGAGTTAATCAGGGATAAATTTTTCGACAAAATTATTTATGGTTCAATTTGGAGGTGTCAAGATTATTGGGAGTTAGTTTCGAGTGTTTACGATAAGGAAGACATTATAATTATTGATGGCGAAGACGATTCAGAGATTATATTTAAGTTTGTTGAAAAAAGTACTTATTTCAAAAGAGAACTATATGAAAACCATCCTTACGTTTTCCCAATTAATTTTGGTGTCCCTGAAGAAGTAATTTTAAGTGAGGTTTCTGAAAAAAAAATATTAACTTCAGATATAATACCAAATTTCAGCAGAAATTATCTATATGAATACGAATCGGATTATTTTCGTCATTATGCCGAATGTTGGTTTGCCATTACTAAAATGAAAGGTGGATGGGATTGTATGAGACACTATGAAATAATGATGAACGGTTGCATCCCATTATTTGAAAATTTGGAACAATGTCCTCCTTTAACTATGGTTGATTTACCTAAAGTTGAATTAATAAAATTTTCAAAAGAAAAGGAAATAAATTTAGATAATAACAAATTTGTTTTAGACTATGTTAAAAATAATCTTACAACAAAAAAAATATTTAATAAAATTATAAATTAAAAAAATGGAAACTTACTTATTAGTGGAAAATGTAGTGGCAGGTCAAACTCCTGGAATTCAAATCCCATTTTTGAATATTCTACAAGAATTTAATCAGATAGTCGAGATTGGGTTTCACCGAGGAGGATTATCTCTTTGGATGCATAAAAACAAAAAATTAGAAACTGATTTATTTTGTTATGATATTACATTTGAATTTTTGCAAGTCCAAAATGAAAATATTAAATTCATAAAAGGAGATTGCTTCAGTGAAAACATAAAAGAAGATATTAAAAACATTATTCAAAGGGAAGGTAAGACATTACTCCTTTGTGACGGGGGTAGTAAAAATCAAGAATTTAATCTATATTCTCAATTTTTAAAGTCAGGTGATGTTATAATGTGTCACGATTATACTGATAATTTAAATGAATATCGTGAAATCCAGTCGAGAATTAACTGGCCTCATCCACCAGAGTCTAGTTACGGTGAAATAAAATTATCTATCGAAATAAACAATTTAGAACCTTTTTATTATGAAGACTTCAAAAACGTATTGTGGGGTAGTTTTGTAAAAAAATAAATAATAAAACATATACTTTTTAATTTAATAAATTTTACAATGATAATACTATTATTTTCAGTAATTAAAAAATGTCATGAATTACATTAGAGGAGAAAAATTCAGAACCATTGGTAACGGAAGAGTTTTTTATAGGGCAACTCATGAGGTCAATGAATTTTTTATGAGTCCACCTGATTTTGATTTTGTGTTAGTATCTCATAATAGTGATGGGAAAATTGTGGATTATGACCAACAATATTATGCAAATATAAATTATATTCCAAAAAATTTAATAAAATGGTTTGGTCAAAATGTTTGTATAAAACATGAAAAAATAGAATCGATACCTATTGGTTTAGAGAATTCAGAGTGGTTTGTTCACGAACAAAAGTTAGATAATATAATTCATTACAGTAATTTAAACTTATCATATAAAAATTTACTTTATATAAATTTTAATGTAGAGACAAATCCGCCTCAAAGATACGAACCATACAATATTTTTAATGACAAAAAATGGGTAACTATCAAAAGGGGAAGTAATGGTATTGATTTTAAGAATTATATTGAAGATGTAAAAACACATAAATTTGTTTTGTGCCCTGAAGGTAATGGTACTGATACTCATAGAACTTGGGAAACTTTATATGTTGGCTCAATTCCGGTAGAAAAAAGGAACATCAATAATTCATTTTACAAAGATTTACCAATTTGTTTTGTGGATTCTTGGACAGAAATAAATGAGGATTTTTTGAACTCGGAATTCGATAGAATAAAAAGTAAAAAATGGAATTTAGAAAAATTAGATTTTGAGTTTTGGAAAAATAAAATACTTAGTTATTAACATTTTTTAAAATATTGTAATATGATATCAATAAGTTATGATGGGAGATTAGGAAATAATTTGTTCCAAAATTTTACGGGTATTATATTATCCGAAAAATTCAAAGAACACATTCAAAATCCTATTGATAATACTATTTTGATAAATCCAATTTTCGAAAAAAAAATTTGGTCGGAAACTAATAGAGTCGACAATAATAATTTTTTTGAAATCCTTAATAAGGACGAAATTAATTTCAATCTAAATCTTAATGATTTTTTTCAAACAAGAGAAATTGTCGGTTTGATTAACGATAAGAAAAATTTTATTAAAGAAATTAAACACACACCAAACAAGGATTTATTTGTACATGTAAGACTTGGTGATTTATTATACGACATAAATCCTGTTAAAAACAAATATGCTGACTATGATTATTACGAAAACATCATCGACAAAATCCCTTTCGAAAGGGGATTCGTATCAAGTGATTCTCCAAACCACCCAACCGTTATTAAATTGATAAATAAATTCAATTTGACTTTATACGAAAATAATCCTTTGGGTACAATAATTTTTGCCAGTTCATTTGAATATAAGGTACTTTCACTTGGGACATTTTCTTGGTGGATAGGTTTTTTGGGGAACCAAAATAACATTTTTTACCCAGACCCAAAAAAATATACTATTTGGCATGGAGAAATTTTCGTACTTAATCATTGGAATAAAATTTAAAAAATTATATAATGAATCAAATTTATAAAACTCCAGAATTGTTTTTAACAAAAACTAATCACAATTACCCACCTAATAATTTCATGGTATTTGAGGAGTTTTTTTTTAATAAATTCAAAAACGAAACAAGGGTTACGAATATAAAATATTTACCCGTTCAGTGGACTTGTTTTTATATTAGTAGAAATTACTTATCAGACCCTACAGAAGATTTACAACAATTTTTGAACGAGGTTCCGTCCAATGAAAAATTATTTACAGTGGTACAATGGGATGATGGTATACGACACAATATAAGTAATTTAAATTTATATTCTTTTGCCAGTGGTGGCATTGGGGATTACCCCATTCCGTTAATTTGTTGTCCGGTCGAAAAAATAGAAAGACCTCGAGACATTTTCGCCTCTTTTATTGGTGTTATAGGAGGAAGACATGATATCAGAGAACAACTTTATGGTGCGGTTCACAATAAAGAAGGTTTTATCTTAAAAGAAAGAACCAATTATGAGGATTTTAAACAGACCATGGAAAAAAGTATTTTTTCTTTATGTCCTAGAGGTTATGGTAGGACATCTTTTAGAATTTGCGAATCGCTTAATTTAGGCTCAATTCCTGTTTATATTTATGATACTCCTTGGATTCCGTTTCAAGATTTAGTTGATTTTAATAGTTACGGAGTTTTGGTTCACCAATCAGAAATAAATAAAATTGGTGAAATTTTACATTCATACAATGAAGATGATATTAAAAGATTGCAGGAAAATGGTAAGAAAGTCTTCGAAGAACTATATACCTATGAAGGATGTTATGAAAATATAATAAAAAAACTAGTTAATTTATAAAAAAAAATGGAAATTATAGAAAAAATAAATAAAATTTTAGACTTTACTGACGGTTTTTACATTGAATGTGGAGCTCATGATGGGAAAACCCAAAGTAATACCTTATTACTTGAAACTGAAAAAAATTGGTCGGGATTGTTAATTGAACCTTCTCCTAAAGCTTTTGAACAACTGGTTGAAAATCGTTCTAAAAAAAATATTTTTTACAATGTGGCACTAGTATCACATAATTATATCGAAGAAACTGTATTGGGTGATTTTGACGGTACTTTAATGGCGTCCGTAAATGGTAGTCGATTAGGATTTAAAAATTTGATTTCAGTATCTGCCAAAACTCTGACCTCAATAATACAAGAAAATAATATTAAAAAAATTGATTTTTTTTCTTTGGATGTTGAAGGGTATGAATTGGAGGTATTGAAAGGGCTAGATTTTTCAATAGTAAGTCCTACATATATTTTAATTGAAGTATATAATTTTGATAAAGAAGTTTTGTTTAATTTCATGCTCGAAAACAACTATGATTTAGTTTGTAATTTATCTGATTTTAAAAATAGTGATAATTTAATTTGGGACGGTACTCACGACGACTATTTATTCAAATTACGGGATTTGAATTTACAATATAATTAAGTTTGATAAATTTATTTAATCAAACTAAAAAATATTATTATGTTAATAACAAATTTAAAAAGTTTTTTTACAACTAAAATCAAAGGGGCTGTACACATTGGGGCCCATCATGCAGAAGAAAAACAGTGGTATACTGAAAACAATATTGAGGATGTAATTTGGATTGACGCCAACCCAAATTACTATCAAATAATAAAAGAAAAAGTTGGGGAAGATTTAGTAATAATTTCAGGAGTTGGCTCCGAGAACAAAAAGGTTAAATTCAATATATCTAATAACGGGCAATCATCTTCAGTTTTAGAATTCGGCACACATTCGGGAAGTCATCCCGATGTTGTTTATATTGATTCAATGGAAATTGATGTTAGAACTATGGAAGAAATATATAAAGAAAATAATATAAATCCTGGTAATTTTAATTTTCTAAATATGGACATTCAAGGGTATGAGTTGGAGGCTTTAAAAGGATTTGGGAATTTATTAGAAAACTTTAATTATATTTATACTGAAGTTAATACTAATGAAGTTTATAAAGGTTGTCCTCTTTTATCTGATATTGATGAATATTTGTCTAATTTTGGTTTTGAAAGAGTTGTTACAGAAATAACCGGGTGGAATTGGGGGGATGCGTTATACTTAAAAAAATAATGAATAAAATCACTTTAGGTATACCAACTCTAAACCGTTTTGATTCTTTTCTAAAAAACAATTTAGAAAAATATTTACAGAACAAATTAATTGATGAAATTGTAATAGTTGATGAAAATGGGCAAGATTATGAAAAAATAAATTATTACTTCGACCACGAAAAAATAAAAGTGTTTAAAAATGAAAAAATTTTAGGTCCTTTTTTAAATAAACTTGAGGTTTTAAAAAAATCCAAAAACGATTGGGTTGCACTTATAGATAGTGACAATTTTGCCGAAGAAAATTATTTCAAAACTTCAATTTCCCTTATTAAAGATTTTAATTTTAACACTATTATATGTCCTAGTTTTGCGAAACCTGATTATGATTTAACTTTCATGTCCAATTTATTTTTTGGGGAAAAAAATTTATATGAGTTTGATTTTAATAATTTAGCTTTTTTTATGAATGTAGGTAATTATGTCATCAACAGAAAAATAATAGAAAATATAGATTTTAATGGTGACTTAGAATTAATACTTAATAGTCCGTGCTGTGACGTAAAACTTTTTAATACAATACTTATGGAAAATACTGAAGTTCAGTTTTTTTGTTCTTCTGAATTGAATTATAATCATGTACGTCACGATGGAAGTATATATTTACAAACTATTTCTGATAAAATAGAATATTGTAAAATTGTATATGATAGATTCAAAAATTTATACAATAATTCAAAATTATGAAAAGAGCATTAATAACAGGAATAAATGGTCAAGATGGGTCTTATTTAGCCGAGTTTTTAATAGACAAAGAATACGAAGTTTATGGAGTATTGAAAAGAAATTCCGTGGCCGAGAATCAAACCGCTAGGTTGGACAATGTTTACTCCAAATTAACTTTAGAATATGCCGACTTGACTGACATGTCTTCGTTGGTAAGAGTAATTCAAAAAATAATGCCTGATGAGATATATAATTTAGCCGCACAATCTCATGTTAGAATATCTTTTGACCAACCAATATATACCGCACAAGTAACTGGTTTAGGTACTTTAAATCTACTTGAAGCCGTTAAATTAATAAAACCAAATACTAAAATATACCAAGCCTCATCTTCGGAAATGTTTGGTAACTCTATCGATTCAGACGGGTTCCAAAGAGAAACAACGCCAATGAATCCAGTTTCCCCATATGGATGTGCTAAAGTTTTTAGCTATAACATTTGTCGTAATTATCGTAACTCATATGGAATGTTTATTTCAAATGGTATTTTGTTTAACCACGAATCACCAAGAAGGGGAACTAATTTTGTCACAAATAAAGTTTGTAAAGAAGCGGTTAAGATTAAACTTGGGTTATCTAATGAGTTAAGATTAGGTAATTTAGATGCCACCAGAGATTGGGGTCATGCTAAAGATTATGTAAAGGCAATGTGGGAAATTCTACAATTAGATAATCCTGATGATTTTGTTTGTTCTACAGGTGTTTCACACTCTGTGAGAGAACTTGTTAATTATGTTTTTACAAGACTTGGACTTCATTGGTCTGAATATGTAAAACAAGATGAAAAGTTTTTAAGACCCGAAGAGTTACACGATTTGAAGGGTGATTCTTCTAAATTAGTTAAATCAACTGGATGGACTCACGATTATACATTTGAAACCATGTTAGATGAAATGATTAACTATTGGCAAGTATACTATAGTGAAGGTAATAATTATTAAAATTTATTATTAAGAATGTTAAAAAATTACGAAGAAGACAAAAATGGATTAATATTTCAAATTGAGAAAAATAAAATAAACTATAATGTTGATTACGTAAATAATAGCTATAATAACTACGGACCTAAAGTAGATAATATGTCTTATTTAAGGTACGGTTTTATGAGCGGTGTTATACAAGAAAACATAAATTCAATTTTAGACGTTGGGTACGGTAATGGTTCGTTTCTAAATATTTGTAAAAAAAATATAGATAAGTGTTATGGAACTGATATTAGCGGTTATGAAATCCCAAAAGATTGTATTTTTTTAGATATTGATAAAATTTATAATCGTCATTTTAACGTTGTTTGTTTTTTTGATTCTTTAGAACATTTTGATGATGTTTATTTTCTTGAAAAATTAAATTGTGATTACATTTATATCTCTTTACCCGAGTGTCATTATTTATCTGACGAATGGTTTATGGGATGGAAACATAGAAGAGAAAATGAACACTTATGGCATTTCAATAGAACGGGAATGAAAAAATTTATGAAAGAACAAGGTTATGAATTAATTTGTTATTCAAATATTGAAGACATAATAAGGAAACCGGTTGATTTATTACCAAATATATTGACTGGAATTTTTAAAAAAAATAAATAATATGAAGTTAATAGAGTTTAAAGGAAAAAAATACCCCGAATTTCAATCAAAAGGGAATGGGTCTAAATTTTCAATTCCCTTCGCCCAAGAGTTTTGTGAAGGATTTGGATATGATATTGGCCCTAAAAAAATTGAGTGGTCATTACCCGGTTCATTTCCAATAGATTTGGATTTTGATGATGAATACCATGCTTTAAATCTACCTAAAAAATGTAATTACATATACTCTTCACATTGTTTGGAACATGTAGACAATTGGGTTGAGGTTATGGATTATTGGTACGAAATGATTGAGTCAAATGGAATTTTGTTTTTGTATCTTCCTGATTATTCACAAGAGTACTGGAGACCATGGAATAATAAAAAACATCGACATATTTTCTCATCTGAAATCATAAAAGATTATATGATACAAAAGGGATACATTAATATATATTCAAGTGGAATAGATTTAAATAATTCTTTCATGGTTGTTGGACAAAAAATTTGATTCACAATTATAAATGAGAATTATTAATTTACACAATGATTGTCGTTTAGGTGATAATGTTTTTACAATTCATTTTTTAAACAAATACCTAGATTCGGATGTTTTATTTAATTATTATGTTCATTCGCAATATATAAATGAATTAAAAAAACATATAATAGGTGAAAATATACAGATACATCCATATCATTTAGTACCGTCAGATTCGTATAATACATGGATTGGAAGAGATGGTTTTTATTACCGTAAAATAAGTGAATATAATTTTAATCTTGATTTATTTTATGTTGATTTTTTCAATTTAATGTCATCTAATTTAGAATTATCACCAAAATTTTTTAGTAATACCGATTTATTATTTGACAACTCAAATTACGAAATTTCTACAAATAAAACATATGACTATTTAATAATTAACTCCCAGCCAATGAGTAATCAATTTAATTATCAAGGAAATCAATTCTACTATTTGTGTGACTTGTTGACTAAATTAGAAAAAACATTTATCACCACCCAAAAAATAAAAAATTACGAGTGTACGACAGACTACGGTATGTCATTAATTGATATTGGTAATTTATCAAACTATTGTGAAAATATAATAGCGGTCAATACCTCACCAATAATTAGAACTTTTACAACTCAAAATATAAATAAAATTAATAAAAGATTTGTATTAGATAATGAGTTAAGTTATTCTTATAATGAAAGAATATACTCATTTAATTCACTTTCTCAAATTTTCGATAAATTATAAAAAAAATGACAAGAAAAAAAACCGTTCCGGTTCAAGATGAGCCAAGAAAAAATGTGAGTAGGAAAGACCAAATCACGGAAATAATAAAAAAGAAATCAAAAGAAAAATTTTTATCTGAAAACCAAAAAAAATATTACGACTTATTAGTAGGAAATCAAATTACAATATGTTCAGGGCCAGCTGGTGTCGGTAAAAGTTATATTGCTATGAAAGCGGCACTTGATTTATTATCAGACCCTGAAACTCCTTATGAGAAGATTATTATTGTAAGACCCGCAGTAGAAGCTGAAGAAAAACTTGGTTCATTACCAGGTAATGTGGAAGAAAAGTTAGACCCCTATATTTTCCCATCTTATTACTTGATGAATAAAATCATTGGTAAAGAAGCTCGTGAAAAATTAAAACAAATTGATGTTATTGAGGTATTCGCGCTAGCATATATGAGAGGTATGAACATCGATAATTCTATTCTTATTTTCGAGGAAGCACAAAATTCAACTCCAAATCAGATGAAACTTTTATTGACAAGAATAGGTTTTAATAGTAAATTTTTCATATCGGGGGATTTAGAACAAACTGACAGATATAAAGATAAAAGACAGTCGGGGCTTTGGGATGCTATTGAGAAATTCAAAGAGTTACCTGATGTTGGTGTATTCGAATTTGATAATAAAGATATTGTAAGAAATCCTCTGATTAGTAAAATACTTAAAAGATACGAATCATGAGAATTGGAATCGAGATAAATGGTGTCTTGCGGGACACTATTGGGAAAATTACGCAAGTTTATCAAAAAAATCTAATCGATACTATTGATGAAGAGCGATTTGAAAAAACTTATGAATTAGATGTTTCGGGTAATACTGAAGAAATAAGTGAGATTGTTCCATTTGAATATAAAATAAATCTACCGGTAGGCAGCTTAGAAATTTCAAACCACTTCATTTTTCAGAACAAAGAAGAGGAATATTCATTTCTATTTGAGGATTATGTTATGGAAATATTTGGCCATGCGGCGTCTTCAGAGTATACTACATTTAACGATTTGAATGATGTGTATATTAATTTACGAGATAAACATGACTTTATTGTAGTTTCAGATGAGATTGGTAAATCGAAACCAGCTTCATTATTTTTCCTATCAAAATTTGGTTGCCAATTAGAAAAAGTGGTATTTTATAGTAATTACACAATTAATTCTATGTGGAATGAAATAGATATTTTACTTACATCCAATCCATCGTTATTATTAGAACATCCGTCAGATAAATTAGTTATAAAATTTGAAACGGAGTATAATAAAAAAATAGAATCAATTCATACTATTACAACTATGAAGGAGTTCGAAGAAAAATTAAAAGAAATTATTCCATGCTAAAAATTCTTAACGAATATTATTATTTGGATTTGGACCAAATTGATGAATACATCAATATTGAGCCTTCAGTTGATTCAACAGGTTCTTCAGAAAACCATATAAGTGTTGTTAAATATGAAATGGTTAAAACATTAATTGAAATTTTAATGACCGAAAATGAAGGTGTTGATGAAGCGTTAGGCCCAAAAAGCTCCGAATTGTCAATCCCATTTAAAATCTCATTCAATACATTATTAAATAAAAAATTATTAAACAAGTATTAATATATGAACCAAGAACAAATTAAAAAATTAGAGACATCTATAATAAACATGAAGGACAAAAAGTCTCGAATTTATCTTCTTGTCCAAGACACTAAAGGTAATGCGAAAGCTTCAATTTCTTACATTTACCATTTAGGTATGTCATTATCCAAAGCGGGATATAATCCAATTATGTTACATGAAAAACCAGATTACGTTGGTGTTGAGTCATGGATGGGTGAGGAATTTATGAAGTTACCTCATAAATCTATCGAGGGACAACAACTCGAGGTTTCACCTGAAGACTTTATTGTTCTTCCTGAATTGTATGGTTTTGTAATGCCTCAGATTGCTAATTTACCTTGTGGTAAAATAGTATTGTGTCAAGCTTACGACCATATTTTGGAAACATTACAACCAGGTCAAACATGGCAACAATTTGGGTTCTTCAAATGTATAACAACGTCTGAATTCCAAAAAGAATATGTCTCAAATATTATGAGAACCGCTTCTTTTGATATTCTCCCTCCATTTATTTCAGATAGTTTTACAGAACAACAATACCCACCAAAACCAATTATTGCGATTCATACTCGCGAACCAAGGGATACTGCAAACATTATCAAATCATTCTATTTGAAATTCCCTCAATACAGATGGATTTCTTTCAAGGATATGAGAAATCAAACCGAAAAGGATTTTGCTAAAAATTTACAAGATTGTTTTCTGTCAATTTGGGTTGATGAAACTAGCGGGTTTGGCACGTACCCTCTTGAATCAATGAAGACAGGTGTTCCTGTTTTAGGTTTGGTACCTAACTTGCTTCCTCATTGGATAAATGAGAACAACGGATTTTGGGTTAATAACAAAAATCAGATTACGGATTTTGCCGCCGACTTCTTACAAAATTGGTTAGAAGATAATATCAAAGAAGAATTATATTCTGAAATGAAAACCACAGTAGAGTCTTTATCCACTAAAGAAACTTTTTATAAAAATGCGGTAGAATTATTTGAGGGTTATTTGAATACTCGTCTCGAATCTTTTGAAGAACAACTTAATAAACTTGCTGAAGTAGAAACAATTGAATAATATGGAAAACACAAATAAAGAAACTTTTAATGTATCGGTTATTCTTCCGATTAAAACCTCATCGGTTCATTCATTCGATGATTATTTTAAAAAATGTATTGATTCGTTAATTAATCAAAGAGTCGGTATTCATGAATTAGTTATTGTTCATACTGAAGAAACAAATTTAATTGAATTTTTAAATTCGTATGACTTTGGTGATTTAAATGTTAAGAAATATTCATGGGGTGGAGAGGGGAATTACTCACTTCAAGTGAATTATGGAGTAAGTGTTGCGGAATCCGAATGGATTTCTCTTTACGAAATTGACGATGAATTCTCCAGCATTTGGTTCAAAAATGTTAAAAAATACAGTGAAGTATACCCTGATGTTCAGGCATTCTTACCATTGGTTATTGATGTGGATGAAAAGGGCGTATTTGCCGGATTTACAAACGAGGCAACATTTGCTTTGAATATCTCATCTGAAATGGGTATTCTCACTAACGACACTCTTCACACATATCAAAATTTTCAGATATCAGGAATGGTTATGAAGAGGTCGGTATTCCAAGATTACGGAATGATGAAACCAAACTTCAAATTAACATTTGGTTACGAATTCTTTTTAAGAATGACTTACAATTCTGTAAAGATTATGTCAATTCCTAAAATTGGTTACAAACACGTAAATTTACGTACTGGCTCAATCTTTTGGAATTACAAAAATGGAGACAATATGTTGACCGAGCAAGAAGTTAAGTTTTGGATTGAGTCTGCTAAAAAAGAGTATTTCTTCACAAAAGAAAGAGACATAAAATACGAGCCAGAAAATATTTGATGACTGAAACCAGCACTTTGTCAGGAGACACAAATGTTGAGTTAAAGAAGAAGGGTAGAAAACCAAAACAAGCAAATTATTTTGATGTCAGAGAAGAACAGGCGGTTATAAGATACCTTAACGCACAAACTTTTGATGAAAAAAATAAAATCTACAATGAGTTTTTACGAAAACCCTTAGACAAAATGATTTCTTCGATTATTCGAAGATACAAATTATATAGAAAAGATATGGACTTCTATGAAATCCATATAGACACTCACTCATTTTTGATGACCAAAATAGATAAGTTTAAGCCTGCTAAAGAAAAGAAGGCTTATTCTTACTTTGGTACCATATGTAAAAACTATTTGATGGGTCAAATCATCAAAGACCAAAAAGATATGAATCGTAAGATTTCTTACGAGGATATATCTTCTAATTTAGAAAACAATACTGACTTTTCTTATAGTATTGACAGAGAAGTTTTCGATAGTGAGTTGGTCATTAAAAATTTTTTAGGTGAGATTAATGACTTTATAAGTCAAGATGGGTTATCTGAAAATGAAATTAAATTAGGTCAAGCTCTTTATGACCTGTTTGAGAATTATGACAATATTTTTATTGGTACCGATAACAATAAATTCAATAAGAATATAATTTTATTGTCTTTGAGAGAAATGACTAATTTAAGTACAAAAGAAATTAGAAGTTCTATGAAGAAGTATAAAACTATATATTTTGATTTAATTCAAAAAATGATTAAATAGTATTTATAGTTATGCCTAGACCACAAAAAAAAGAGATTAATCTCACCAAAGAATCAATGTTATCATTGATGCAGGAAATCTATAATGAGCTTGTAGAGCAAAGAAATACCGCGATACGAATCCAAAATAAAATGTTGTCAATGATGAAAGAGACCGAAGATATGACCGTATTAGGGCCAATCATCAAAGAACAACAGAAAATCATCAATGATTGTGTAGAGAAAAAATTAACTCTTTCTAAATTACAGTCCAGTATTTGGGAAAAATCAAATTCAAAACAAGAATCGTTTTCTATTTCTGATTTAGATGTTGATGATGACATTTTACAAAATTTAATCGAAAAAGACATTTCTAAAAATGACGGGTCATATAAAATGAAATAATCAATGGCATGGCTTTAGATTTAGAAGAAAGTTACAAAAAGGCTAAGGATAAGATAAGTTCAATTAATTCTTACAAAGACCTCAAAAAACAATACGATGAAGCGGTAAAAAAAGCTGGTGACTCTCAGGAGCAGGCCAAACAAGATATTACTGAACAACTTGATAAGGCCAAAGAACAGGTAAAAAGATATCAAAAAGAAGTTAAAAATCAACTTGAGGAATTATTAGATATCAATAATGTAACTGGAGGTAAAGGTAGTAATAGTATGAGATATATTAAAAATCTCATGATTAAAGCTATTAAAAATATTCAACCAAAAATCAGGGAAATATTATTAGAAGAAATTAATAAAACAACAGGATGTGACCAACAACAAACATATATCGCTCAAACCGTATATGTAAAAGTTGCCAGTGTTGATTTAGGAGGGTTGCTAAAAAAAGACCCTATTTCTAAAGTAGGTAAAGCATTATACGAAAAAGACAATGTTTCAATTCAATCGAATCCGTTTTCTATGAATAAGGAGTTGTACTATAGAGTACAAAATCCAACACAATCTTATAGTTCAGCAAATGGTCAATTATATAATGGAGTATCAGGACAAGAATTATTTAATATAACTTTTGAAGAATATGATAATTTTGGACAGTATGGTCCTTGGTTTAAAGTAGACCTACCTAATAGGCTTAATAACGTAAACGTTGTTGGTGAATTTTTAAATGATTACTACCAAACAATTAGTGTTGTTAATTTTTCATCTATTATGGCCAGTATAATGGATTCTTTAAGTGGGGCTGTTTCAATTCAGGCAAACGTAAGTATAAACGAGGTTGAAGACTCATCAAAATTCCAAAGATATTTGGCCAGAATATTAGGTTTATGTTTTGATAGTAGAAAAAAAATTGACGTTAGTGGGGTTGCGAAAGTTGCGGAATTAGATGGTATTGATGACTCATTTTATGAGTTAACTCAAGTTGAATTGAGAAATGTTGAACAACAAATAAGTAATTTTAAACTTGGGGTTGTAGAATATTTAGATTGTACCACTCAAAAATTACCTGTAAATTCTGAACAAATTGTAAATGCATTATCGGAATTAAATAGATATGAAGGGTCTCAATTAGAAAAAGCAGCGAGTGAATTAACTGATATTTTAGCAAACAATCCACAGTGGACTGGTATTGAAATTGGTGGGAACATTAAAGCCGCCATCGATTTAAATTTTATTAAATTAATTACTCAAGGATTAATTATTTCATTATTGGGCCCAAAAGTAATTTTACCAATTTTAGTGATGTTAAAAGCTATTGGTCAAGAATTGTGTGGAGATATAAAAGGATTCGTAGAATTTTTCTTATGTTTTAAAGAATTTGTTAAAAACTTAGTTTCTAGAATTGGGGCCATCTTTGTCCAAGAATTATTCAAATTAATAAAAAGAGATATATTGGCATTAATTCAAAGTGTCATTAAAGATTTACAGAAAGAACAGGCGAATAAAAAAGTTATAATGATTTTAAAATTAGTCCAACTTCTGATTGTAATAGCTCAATTTGTTTCGGATTGGCGGGAATGTAAAAGTGTAATTGACGAAATACTTTGGTTATTAAAGATTGCGGTGGGGGGATTAAAGCTACCATTACCATTAGTATTCGCATCTCAATTTCTTGACGGGTTTTCAGCGACTAGAGCATTTATTGGTACAATAGAAGATTTACAGAAATTAGGTATACCAACAGGACCATTACCTGACGGTAGTCCTAATTTAGAAGTGTTAAGTGTTTTGAGTACCATAAAATCATTAGTAAATGAAGAGGCGGAAAATGGTAAAGTCCAAATAGCTATACCTCCTTTAACAATTACTCCTGCTGGACTATCAATACCATCTAATGCGTTTGGGAAAAAAATGTAATTATGGAAGATAAACATAGAGCCGAAAAAGTAGTTCAAATCATAAAAGAGTATAAATCTTTACCTAATAAGGATTTAATTTATGCGTTAGACTTCTTAAAAGAAGATTTTGACAGAACTAAAGACAACATTATCAATTTAACCAAACATTTAGATAAATTGGAAAATTCTTATAATTTAATTTTGAAAGAATATCAAAATAGAACTGTTACAAAATGAGTAATCCATCATCTATAGATAGTAGTAACGAACATCAAATAATATTTCCAGGGTTTGTTTATGATAACCAAGACCCTATGATGTTAGGTAGGTTAAGAGTAATACCTGAAACAAAAATTTATTCTGCGCTTATAGCTTCAGTTGAAAATTGGAATGAAGAAAAAGATAAATGGACTAGTAGAGACCCAATAATTTTTTTACCATTATTACCATTTTATTTGAATCAAGTTCCTGAGAAGGGGGAATATGTCCATATTATATATCAAAATAAAAAATTCCAATCTCAAAACCAATTCTACATACAGGGTCCGTTTTCTTCTCCGGTAAATACACCTTTTGAAAATTATCAAGGAGCCAAGAAATTTTTAGCATCTGGTGATAGAATAGAACAATCTTTGAGTATTAAGGATAAAAATTCAAACAATTATAGGAAGATAGAGAGTAAGGGTGTTTTTCCTGAACCTGGTGATAATGGGTTTTTAGGTAGAGGCACATGCGATTTAATCGTCAAGCGAGACGAATTACTATTAAGGTCAGGTAAGGTTAAAAAAATTAATATACGAGAACTCCCAATTGAAAACCCCCAAAGGGCCTTTTTACAATTGTCAAACTTCCAACAGAAAAGAGTAAAGAAACCAAAAGAAACAAAAGTCAATTTAATCGAGAAAACCAAAAATGTACAAAAAATGGTTATGTGGAATATTGATAATTTAGAAAATGATTTTGATTTGTTTAGTGGTTCAATAGGTCTATATTCTGTTATACCAAAACCTGTTGGTGATAGTAACCCTGTTTCTACCAAAAATTTTAAGCAAAGTACTATAAAAAATATGACAATTGGTACTGATTACCAAGGTCCTTTAGAAGAAGTAATAATTACAAATAAAAGTTTTTTAGAAGTTGTAAACATTTTTAATTCATTCATTATAGGGGTATTTAACGGACTATTAATTGTTCCAGGATATGCAACAAGGAACCAACAAAATGTCTCAAAAGATAAGGTATTTCCATTTGTAGTAACTCCGTCTAAACAAACTTTAGAAAATGGTGATAGATTTACAAATATTATAGACGCGGTTCAAAGAACGGAAGGTAACAATTTTAAGAAATTTTACTCGGAGATAAAAATAGCATCAGCACCAACCAAAACAGGGTTTTTTGTAGTATCTGAAAATAAAAATGAAACACCTGTATTTGGCTCTCCAAAGGATATACAGTTAAAAACGTTCGCCCCAATAGATTTCCAACCTAGCCAAGTGACTTACGGTGTTTTAGGGGCTCAAAAAATTTATCTATTATCCCACGATACAAAACATCCAAGTGGAAAACAAATTGATTTGAGAAATACTTTATACGGTATTCCTCAGGATAAATTCATCGGGGATGAAAGAAGTATAGAATCACTGAGTTTTTCAACAATCAGGGGGGAAAAATTAATAGAATTATTAAGAAAAATGTTCGCTTTCGTTAAAGGTCACGTACATCCCAAGGCAATTATGAAACCAGTACCTGTAGCTTCAGGTAACGGTCAAACCACCGTAGAAATAGATGAATTACTGGCAGATGCTGAAAACACTATTCTGAATCAAAATATCCGTATTAATTGATATTTATAAATAAAACTATAAATGTCGATTCACAATTCTTATTTCAAGAAGAATAATACGATAATATCAAACAGTTATACAAACACAGGAAGAAATCCTGTGACTGAATTATTTTATGGTAATTTTGTATATTCCACATTCCCAAATGGATATAGTAGATTTATATTCGATTTAGATTTAACTTTATTAAATGCCAAAGTTGCCGATGGTACAGTCTCTACAACTTGCGGTGGCTCATTAACTCATACTCTACGTATGACAAATACCTCGTCATTTGAGGAAGAGTTAAAGAATACCCAAACATCTAATGGTAGAATGAGGGCAACTTCCTTTGATTTAATATTATTTAGAATACCATACACAAATGCCGAAACTCTTACACCACAAGAATGGGACGAGGGTGTAGGGTACGATTTTGCCGATTTAATATATGAATACTCCGAATACGATAAAAACTTCTCGGATAGACCTTCAAATTGGCTCAAGACAACAACAGTAACTTCTTGGACTCAAGAGGGTATATATAATAATAAAAACACCGGTACTGTTAATTACAATGATTTAACCATTGTAGATACTCAACATTTTGAATTTGGTGATGAGAATATCTCGTTTGACATGACCAATGAAATTAACAATATACTTAATGGTTCATTGGTTAATACAACAGGATGGGGTATTGCCTTCAAACCTCAAGTTGAAAACTTAACAGGATTAACTCAACCATATGAAGTTCAATTTTTTACCCGTCATACTCAAACATTTTACGAACCATTTTTAGAAACCAACTATAATGATATTATCGATGATGACAGAAACAACTTTTCATTAGGTAAAATAAACAAATTGTATCTTTATTTATATGAAAATGGTAATCCGATAAAGTTGGATTCACCTCCTATAGTTGAGATACAAGATGGTAATGGAGACCCAATACCGAGTGCTTCGGCTATAACGTCTTGTTTGAGAACAAAAGGTGTGTATGAAGTAACGATTCCTGCTTTAATAGGTTATAAGACACCTTGTACATTTTCTGATATTTGGAAAAACATGTCGCTAAATGGGATTTCAATATCTAATTTATTTAATGAATTTACTGTATACCCATTAAAAAAAGTATTGAGTGTTGGTACCGATTCATTAGACCCAAAAATATATGGATTTGATTATTATGGTATCAAACAAGATGAAAAGATATTGAATACTGATATTCGAAAGGTTGGTGTTATAATTAAACAAGCCTATAGCACGGCTAAACTTTTACCAAACGTAGAAGCCTACTATAGAATTTATGTTAGGGAAGGCCAAATTGAAGTACAGGTGCAAGATTGGACTAAAGTTAATAGAACTCCTAATGAATACTATTTTATATTTGATACTCGTGATAAAATACCAAATGAATATTATGTAGATATCCAAGTAAAAAGCAGTGGTGAAATTAATACTTATAAAAGACAAATTAAATTTCAAATTGTAAGTTATAAGTAAAATAAAAGATATTTATAAAGAAAAACTGAAATGGCAAATAGATTTATGACAGGTACAACCTGTTCAGGTGGACAAGTTTTGACGTTCGTTGCTAGTGACAATGGAGTATCGGTAAATGACTTTTTCCAACTCGGAGATGGCAGATGTATTCAAATAACATCAACTGGTGCAACAACTGAAGGAGCGGTTACCGTAAATTTGGCAATAGAATTTGCTAGTTGTGCAGCTTGTTTAGCCCCATATAGTGCAAATACAGCTCAATCAATACCTATTTATTTGAATAGTAGTTTAAGTCAAGGTACTGCTACCGCATCCACATATAACCCACCAAATCCAGTGTGGTTAGATAACCAACACCACGCAGTAGTTCAATTAAATGCGGTTACTATAGGAGGTAATGGATTAAATTCTTAATACTATGAAAAAAATTAAATTGACCGAATCTGAATTGACAAATATTGTTAAAAGAGTTTTAGAGGAGCAGGGGTCCGATAGGTATATGTTTTTCTCAAATTTAGAACAGATGAGAAGACAGTGTGATATATTGTTAAGTAAAAATCGTGATGAAATTGATACTATTTTAGATAACGGTCACGATTGGGCTCAAGACCATATTGCCGAAGCAAAAAATAATATGGACCAAGTGTTTGATTTCTTGATGAATGAATTTGAAAATGAAGAAAGTTTAGATGACCAAACAGATGATGAGGAAATGGTAATGATGGAAGGTCGTAAAAAAACAGGTACAAAGCTTTGTGCTAGAGGATATGCCGCCGCCAAATCCAAGTTTAAAGTCTTTCCCTCTGCTTATTCGAGTGGTTATGGAGTACAAGTATGTAAAGGGAGAATGCCTGGATTAGATGGTAAAAAAAGATGTTCACCACCTTATTGTGGTTCAAAAAATAAGAAGTAATTCTTATTTTTTTTAATTTTTTTTGTTTACCCATATATTTATAAATATGGATACACAAAAAAAATGTAAAATTTGTAATGAAGTAAAATCCTCGGACGAATTTTATAAATCACAAAGAGGTTTAAGATGTAAGATATGCGTATTAGAATCAACAAGAGAATATAAAAAAAATCGAAGAAAAGATGCGGAGTTTAGAAAAATAGAAGGACAAAAACAAAAGGAAAGAAGAGTAAGACTTTGGAAAAATACCTTGATTCATGACTCCAAACACAGAGGTATTGAAAATACTTTGACTGTCGATGAAGTTAACGAACTTTTTGAAAACCAAAAAGGTCTATGTTATTGGTTCAAAATACCGTTAATACCGTCAAATAAGCCAAAACATCCCCAACAACCTTCTTTAGATAGATTAGATAAAAATAAGGGGTACACTAAAGATAATGTTGTCCTGTGTTGTTATTCGGCTAACATAGGTAGAAATGAAAATGATTTAGAAACTTGGGTTGAGTTTTTGAAACTACTGAAACCAGATATTTATTAATATGTTATTTTTAAAAAAATACTGGTATTATTCCGTTATACTAGGTCTGTTATTATATGTAATAACCGTACCTAAAAAAGTGTATAATGTCTATCCAAAAGAAACTGAAAAGTTTAAGAAAACTATCGTGAGCCTATCCGATAGTATCGAGCTATTGAATTATGAAAAAAAATTACTATTATTAGAAGACACGAAAACGATTGAGGTTGATACGGTTTTCATCACCACACCCTCAAAACCAAAAGAAACAATAGTAATTGAGAGAGATGAAGTTATTAAAGAAATTGATTGTACTGAGTATTATAATGACCCTAAACGTGATAGTCTATGGTCAAAAAGAATTACCAAAAAGGATAATCCTTAAGGGTGATTCAGGTATCTTCTTCACAAAAAAGCAAGAAATCAAATTATTAGAAAAGTTATCAAGATTAGAAAAATGTTCTGCAGAGAATGATTCTTTAATCAAGTCTAACGATAAACTTACTGACCAATTATCACAAGCCGATTACGATTATAATTTATTGTCTCAACGTTATTTCCAGCTTGTAGACACATTACAAGTATCACAATTAAGAAATGAAGTTACTTCTATAACTCAAACAGAATCAATAAGGAAATGGAAAAAAAACACATTATGTGTTAGTGTTGCCGCGGTTGGTATATTATTAGGAGGTGTAACTGGTGCTTGGTTACCCGCAATTGCGGTTTTAGCGGTTACCGAATCTGCCATCATATTCACGAAAAAAAAGAAATAATTTTTTTGTAGATATAGGTTTTATTTGTACTTTTGTAGTAATAAATCAAACACTCATGAAAAAAATTCTTAATCGTTGGCTTAAAAAACTCTATGTAAAATCAGCAATTTGGCTGGCAAAAAAATCTAATTATAATTCTGCACCTGCGGATGATAATGTACGGATTTGTAGTACAATCTGTAGAAAGTTGATTAATCACCCTAGTTCTAAATTCCTTATAGCCCCCATTTCAGGTAAAAGGTATATTAAGAATTCCGAACTTGGATTGTTTGTTATCTTGGATGGTGGAAAGATTAGTGTAACAAATCACGTATATCACTATGATGTGGTACTCAGTTTTAAATCGTGGGAAAGATTATCACGTATGTATGATAATAGAACAGAACGTGAAAGACAGACCTATGAGACTGAAATTACATCACAAATTGAGTATTCATTGTCATCTATTCTCAAAAAAATTGATAATAATGAAAGAATTAGTCCTGAACAATCTCTCTAATTATTTTCTTAACCAATTTTTCTAAAGACTCATTTTGGGTCTTTTTTTTTGGTTTGTACGAAGTCATAGTTGGTGAATTACCTGTTCCTACTTTTGGGTCACTTTTTTCGGCTCTTCTTTTTTGAGCACAAGCCGCTCTTTTTTGTGAATCAGTCATTTTAGAAGCGACACCCGCTGCTCTACATTTTGGGTATCCTTTTGAATCGGCTTCAGGTCTTCCACATGGGGGATGTCCACCTCCTTCTTTTTTTCTACATATATTAACCCAAGGACCTTTTGGTTGTTTACTACCCTTTGGTTTTTTCTTTGTACCAAACCAAACCGCCAAATCTTCAGATACTGTTTCCTCATTTATTTCCACCCATTCTTTAATAGGTACAACATTTAATCCTTTACCTGGTGTTTGATTTATATTGTTACCGTCCTCATCACTAAAGGTTAAATAAGGTTTTTTTTTCATCTTATCTGTGATTTTTTCAGCCTGTTTTTCTATTTTTTTTATTTGGTCCAATCTCATACTCATTTCACCATCATAACTATCATATTGTAACAAAGGACTATCATAATCAGATACGGCTTGGATGAATGGTTGTAATTGAGTTTTATCAAAATTTCTTAATCCGGGTTGTAGAGCCGTAATGTACGCACCGGCACCTCCAGAATCACCAGACGCTTCCCTTAAAACTTTTTTTATTATCTCACTTAACATTATGAAATTTATTGTCTATAATTATAAATATCAAATATTATGGAAAATCAAACAGACGAATTATACGGTAAAATTTTTGACGAAGTACCTCTTCTAAGCGAAGAACATTTAGAGATAATCATTGAGTCGATGTCAAATCAAGAAGCCATTTATTTTTTAACAATGGCCTGTAAATCAGCCTTTCATAGAGGTGCGTTTTCTCTTGGGGAAAGTGAAATAATATCTAAAGCAATTAGAGTTATTTCTAATAAAGAAACTAAAAATACCAATGAATCAGAAGTGAATTAAACGGTTGTTTTTGTTTCTGTCCCTTTTGTTGCCGGAAATGCATTACAGGCGCTAAATACTGATTCATCTCTTACTAACATATTATTCGATATACAACTTCTTAATGCGTCACACAAAGATTGACTTGCAACTTCTTTTTTGAATGGGTTGACAGGGTTTATGGCTCTACCAACTTTTCTACACATCTCCTGTGTTATTTTCCCTTGTTGTTTAATTTTTTCAGCCTCCAACTTAGCCGCTTGTATTGCCTGGTCCGCGTCTGCAGGTGTTTTAATATCTTTGTTCGTTTGGGATATTGGAGAAGCCGTTGAAATTGGTGCTAATGGTGCGGTGGTTGTACCAGTTGTTGTGCCAGTTGTTGTGCCAGTAGTGGTCTGAGTTGCGGTTGATGTGGGTATCGATGTTACTTGTTTACTTTGCATCGGTTTAAAATAATCAGACGCTTGTCCACTTTTTACCATATCTAAAGCACTGCCTATAGCCCCAGCGGTTAAAGGACCAAATTTATTATCGGCGGTTAATTTAGCATTATATGGTGCCCTATTTAATATAGTTTGTAAATCTTGTACTGTGTAATTTTGTTGTACTGGTGCTTCTTGTTCAATAATTATTTTTTTTTCTCTATACAAATTTAAAATATTGTTTTTATCTGATTCGGATAATAAATTTAGATTTTTCATATAAAACTTTTTATAATAAATATCCGTTAAACAAAAAAAGGAGACCTAAGTCTCCTTTTAATATTAGTCATTTTATTTTTTAATTAACAGAAATCTTCCTAATTTCAACTGTTCCATCAGAGTAATGAATGTGAATAACATTCAATCCTTTTTCGAGTATTGCCTCATCCAAAGAATTATATCTTAAAGGTTTTTCATATAGTTGACTAAATTGTCTAACTTCAACATAATCAACCTCACCACCACCAAGAACTCCATCATTGTTAACAGCCGTCGCAAGTCTTGTTACAATACAATCAACCTGATTGTTATTTAAATTACCATCGCCAGTCCCACCATTTACTGTGAGAATTCTCATTCTCATTGTATTAGTTGAACCTAGTGGTAGAGCACAACTTGTTGCACTAAAACAAACATTTGATGACATCCAAGATGCTGAAAATTGATTTGTTATAGTTCCACCTTGGGGTAATAAAATATATTGACCCGGTAATAGTGGTCCTTGCCAAGATGTTGATGTAGGCCAAGTTAAAACAGGTGCGGTTTGTGTAATCCAATTTCTGTCCCAAGTAAAGGAAGTAATAGGAACTGAACCTGTGTTTGTAATTTTCCATTGGAATGACACCGCAACCTGTGTTGGTGAAATTGTAACACTAGATGTTGATGGTGAAGTAAGGGTTGCAGATAAGTCGGCTCCTGAAATTGCTGGTTGACTTGATATAAAACTAGCCTGTCTTGTATTATCTGTAGATACGGTTTCTGAAATAGACCCCATATAATTAACTCTACTAATAATATATCTTGTCCCTGTTATATTTCCAACAGTATAAATAATTGTTTCAACATCAGTTGCAACTCCACCACCAAGATTACCACTAGTTGTTCCGATTACAATGTCATCAGCATCACCCCAAGTTGTATTGGTTGATAGTCTATGTTGGGTCATTACATTAACCGATGGATATGTAGGGTTTTGAGTTGCAATCGTCGCCGTTATAGTAATATTGTTACCAGCGATAACTGATGTTGGATTAACAGTTAAAGTGTTAATAACAAAATTATGAATTTGTGTAGGAGGTGGTGGAGGAGGTGGAATTACTCCACCAGGGTTTGGTGTGGCATTAATAGCGTCCTTCAAGTTAATTCTACCATATCCAAGTTCGTTACTTCTTGTTGAGAGTGGCCACGTAGGATTGTTGGAGTAAGTATATCCTCCTACTTTCTCGCATGTTTGAGCAAGTATCTGTAATACTTGGTCGTCAGTAAGTTCCCAATTTTTATAGAATATAAATGCCGCTGCGGCGGCTGTTATCGGGCACGAAAATGATGTTCCACTAATACTACGATAATCACCAGGGTCGTAACCTGCAGCTCCCAATCTATCTGTAGTTCTAATACTTACACCAGGTGCTGAAATGTCACAAATTTGTCCGTAGTTTGAGAAAGAAGCTCTTACATCTGTTGAAGAAGTTGCTCCAATTCCCCAAACATTATTGTAATTTGCGGGATACTGAGCCGCGGTTCCTGAGTATTGATTACCTGATGATGCCATAACCACCATACCTTTACCACCTCTTGCAGTTGTTCTTGCAGCGTTAAAAGCCGCTTCAAGAGACGCCGAGTATGATGAACCACCATAGGACATCGCAATTGCAACACAAGTTGGGTTTGCCATTGCAGCATTTACTCCATTAATTTGAATAACGTCTGAAGTAGCAAAACTACCTCCATCATAAACTTGTGACATAATATTAACTGGCATTACTTTTACTTTGTTGTTACCAACACTACTAACACCAATACTATTATTTGTTACTGCGGCAATTGTTCCTGAACAAGCTGTTCCGTGTTTATCAAAAGAATTCACATAGGGGATTGACGTTGTACTATTAACTGCGTTAAATGGGCTGTTAGTATTACCAACTAGGTCAGGAATAGTTAAATCCAATCCCCCGTCAAACATTGCAACACTAACAAATGGATTGTCGGTCGGAACTAAATCCCAAGCTTCGTCCGCATCAATATCCTTATCGGTAGATTGTTTAAGATGCCAACAAGATGTGAACTCGGCGTCGTTTGGAATATAATCCAATTGCATCTGTCTTGCCTCGTCTTTGTAAAGATTTTGAACGAAACTTAAACTTTTGTTTTGATTAATAAATTCATCTTGGTTTACACCATTCGGAATCAGGACAACATACCATCCAAGTTGGTCAAATTCGACTACAACTTTTGTATCACCTTGATTAAAGTGATTCTTTGCTTGTGGTTCCATTCCTTTTTTCGGAACCACAATAATTTGTCTGTCAATATTTTTAGATAAGTCGTATTGACTATACCCGAAAATAAATGAGAAAACAAACAGTAATGATAAGATTACTTTTTTCATTTTTTTAATTTTATTTTATTTGTTTATTAAACATCAATTAACCCTATATAAATTAGGGTCAGATGATTTCGGTTCTTCATTTTTGAAGAAATATTTTTCTTTTTTATTATTATACATAATTGTCTTAGTAAAAGAATCGGGAACTGTGGCCCCTGTTGACAGGACTTTTGAATTTTTACTGTAATTAATTCTTATTTCAACAGATACCTTATATTGTTTTGAGAGTTCTCTCTCACGAGATTCTAGTAATCTCCAAACCCCTCTATTTAATCTTTCGTGTTGTAGAACACAATTCAAGTAAGAAAATGTTTGTTTTAGATAGTCTTGATTACAATTGAAGTCCGCTGCGGGTGCTAGATGGCCCTTATCATAAATATTATTTTCATAATCTTCATTTGTAGAAGTAACTATTCCCTTTATAGGATAAAAATCTAACCCTTTTCTAGATATTTTACCATCGTGACATATCACGTTATATTCAACCCACTTAGGTTGTTGTAATTTTTCAGAATAGACAATATTAAAAATTTCAGTCTTAACATAGACCGAATCTCTTAACTGTGAAAAAACACTAATTTGTAAAAATAATAAAATCGAGAATAAAATAAACCTCATATAAAAAACAATTCATATATAAATATCTTAATAAATATTCATATTCTGTTTCTATAAGATTTTATGTCGAAGGATTAAATATTTTTGTCTAAAAAAAAAGGAGGGTTATACCCTCCTTTAATCAAAAATCTTATATCAGATTAAAATAATATCTGTAGATTGGCCGTAATAGGTCTATTAGCAACCGTTGAGTTTGGTACAATTGCCGTTTTATACATAGGATTTACCATAATTGTAAGTCTTGTATTTGCGTCAGTTGTTTTAGAGAATTGTAATGTTCTTTTAACAACAACACCGACATTAGTGAAACCCGCCTTTTGTTGGAAATTAACTTGGGATTCTCCTGTCACGTATCCTACGAATAGGTCCGCGTTATAATCCAAGTGGTAGGTTGCTTCAAAATATGCCGCTCCTTTTTTGTAAGCTTCGTTTTGGTAGAACACATAAGTTGCTAAAAAGTCAATTCTACTTTTAGCATCACCCTTATATCTAATAGCCGCTTCTAAAAAGTGGGAAGTTGTTTTTTTATTATAATGGAAATAATTTGTATCACTCTGTAAAAAAGTGTTTTGAGTAAAGTAAATGTCCTGAACGCCTAAAGAAGTGTTATAGATATTGAACATTGCTTGATTCTTCACTGTGTTTCCATAACCATCTTTAAATTGATTATACACCACATTCGCCTCTGAAGTTAGTGTAAACCAATCTACTGGTTGATAATCCGCAATCATTTTTATTACGGGTTGCTTACCTACATCAACACCTCTCCAAAGATTAGATGTGGCAATACCAAATTCACTTGTGAACGGACTTTGTTTTTTAGCCGGTTTGTAGAATAGACCACCGGTTTTTGTCGTATCTACAGGAACTGAAGTTTGGGCCATTGTAAATAACGACATAATCATTAAGGTTAAAAATAAGATTTGTTTTTTCATTATTTGTTTTTTAAAATTTATTATAATAATGATAAATATAGTCTAATTCACGCAATTTGTAAAATAAACTTATTATGTGATGTTTTTTACAATATATTTATAAATAAAAAAGGGACGATTTCTCGTCCCTTTTTAATTATACTATAGATAAGATTATCTAAGTTCTTGTAAGTCAAATGTACGTACACCATCAACTGTGATACGTCCGTAGAAACGGTTATTAACCATTTTCTTCGCGTAACGTGTCATGATACCCTTGATAGGTGTAAAGTTGAATGGGTTGTACATAGTTGGAGTTAATTGAAGTGGTACATACGGTGCGTAAATGTAACCAGTATCAAGTAACGATGTACCTTTATGACCAATCAATACTTGGTTTGATGGGAAGTATGGGTCACGATATACTTGGTAACGACCAGCAAGTGTACCCACTCTCTCAATACCCATGTTGTATTGGTCTTGTTCAGGTGACGCATTTGAAACGTGGAAATATTCCAAGTCATCAAAGATAGCTGAAACTTCGGAAGAAACAACAATCCAGTTTGCTCCACCACGAAGTGTTGACTTGTGAATTTGAGCAGATAATTGGTTGATTGCTGTAATCAAAGTTTGGTTCCAGTCTTTTTGAGTGTAAGAAGTTGTATTAGCAACTCTTCTCCATCCGTTGTAATCCCAACGTAAATTCCAAGCCGCTCCTTTACGAAGGTCACGAAGAATTTCACGGTCAATTTCAGCCGCAACTTGTTCTGACAATAAAGCTGTCAATTCGGCTTCAGCGTCGATGTTGTGGAATGCCGCAACGTCTTGAGCAAGTTCTGGTGACCACTGAGCTCTCAACTTTCTTTCAGTCACAGAAACTGTTACTGACTCAAGGTCGAAAGAAACTTCACCGATTTTATCTTCGAATTCGAGTTCTTCATAACGTCTCCAAGCTACGTTAAATGCTGAACCTGAGAAAATGTTAGTGATAGTTGCACCTGTGTAACCATCGATAGTGTCACTACCACATGTTGGACATGTAGGACATGACAAATCAACTTCTAAATAGATATAACCTGTCTGGTCACAAACTTTATCATAAGTACCACCACCACCATCGGTAGGCCAAGTAGTTGTTGTTGGAGTGTAGGTAGGACTAACAATACCCTTACCATACTGTTGAGTTACAACTCTATACAAAAGTGGTCCTGTAGAAATCGCACATGGTGTTGTTGACGCGCTAATACCTGTACCAGTATAAACAATCAAACTAGCCAAGAAAGTTTCAGTATCAATCTCATTACCATCAGGTGCTATTAATTTACCTACACCAGTGTTAGTGAAACCACCAACTCTGATAATAACTTTTCTTATGTTGTTACCGATGTAAACTGACTGAGCGGGTTCTAGTGTACCATTAGACCAAGCAACAACTGTAGCTGATGTGGTTACTGCCGACCAACGACCTTTTGAATAGTCAAAAAGACCTGCTGGGTTCAATCCAGGTTCAGTGCCTTCATAGAATAAATCATAAAGGTTTTTAGCATAAGTACCGTTGTATGAACCATTTGACAAAGTGTAACCAGAATTTGGGTCACCAGGGTAATTACCAGGTGAACCTACAGGTGCGTAGTGCTGACCTGAACTTGAGTCAAATGGTCCGGTTGAGGAACCACCAACACCATTGTTATAACCTTGAATCTTCGGTACGAAGTAGAACAATTTACCAATTGGTAAGTTCATAGCTTGTACAGATACAATGTCGTTAGCAAGTAACTTAGAGAATACACGTCTAACGATTGGGAATACAACAGTTTCAAATGAACCTGAAGAACCGTCAGAAGTTGCTTCGTTAATCAAATGTGACGCTTGGTTTTCATATAACTGCGCAACATTTTCTTTTAGGTGGCCCTTAAGACCTTCGAGGAACCCTAATTTGTCCCATTTGTTGATAGTATCTTCTTTGATAACTTTAAGGTGCTTAAGACCGATGTTACCAACAAGACCTGATTCTAATAATGCTCCCATTTTGTTTGGTTTTTTATTAATTTAAAGTTTATTTTAATTTATTCATCAAATCTTTCATTCTCAGGAATTGAGGGTTTTCATATGTTTTTGACTCAATTAAGTTGATTGCTGAACCTGTTGATGGTGCCTTTTCGATTACTTGACCGATTGACTCATTCATTGGTTGAGCAGAACTTCCTGACAACTCATCTTTGATTGATTTGTACAAATTCTTCGATTCTTTCAATGTTTCAACAGAATCAAATCTTCTCAAGATGTTAATTTTCTCTTGTTTAGATGTTGAGTGTTCAGTAAATAAACGAGTTGCGTATGCCAAATTTGAATTAAACACGGCAACTTCATTTAATTTGTTTCTGAATACGTTCAACGCTTTTCTGTATTCTTCATTCTTTTCACGAAGAAGTTGTAACTCACTGCTATCCACACTTTCAAACTTCAAGTTTCTGTTAGGTGTGATTCCTTTTCTTAAACCACGTCCTTCTTTAGAACCATTTCCGTATGTACGTGCAGCTTCTTTTGTTTCCGCCTTCTTAACGCCTTTTGGTTTAATTTTAAATTCGCCGTCAAGATTTTCACCATTCTTGTCATAGGAGAAGCCTTTTTTAGCACTTCCTGTTCCCATAGTTTTGTTGGCGGTTTTCTTAACAACTTTAAACCCTTCGCCTTGATTCGGATTTTTACGATACTTGAATTTTGAAGCCTTACCCATGCCCATGCCTTTAGCCCTGGTGGATTTTTTACCTTCTTCCAAGTAACCTTCATTTTCTTGGTCATATGATTCATCCATGTCCTCTTCGATTTCTTCATCCATTTCGATTTCATAGACAATACCTTCAGATTCCTCATCAGTATCATCCTCATCATCGTCAGATTCTTCATTCATGTCGATTTCATAGACGTAACCTTCTTCTTGTTCTTCATTACCTTCATCGAATATGTCATTAACGATGTCTTCAACACTTTTTTCAGATAGATATTCTTCTTCTTCCATAGGAATAACGTCGTCATCTTCCATCATTGTGTCATCCATCATTGTGTCATCCATCATAGCATCACCCATTTCTGAGTCGTCCGCCATGTCATACATGTCTTTTTCCATAGATGTGTAATCAGATTCTTCTCCTTCACCAACAATCATGTATTCTTTGTCAGTTTCAGTATCTTTCACACTAATGTTACCGCTGTCATCTTTAGTAACAACGATATGGTCATCAGGACCCATTAATTGGAAAACACGTAAAACCTCCTCATCTGATTTGTCAGTTAAGTCGATAGGTTCGTCATCTTCGATGTTATCAGTGTCCATTTCCATACCCATATCCATTTCGTCTGAGTCCATTTCGTCCTCATCTTCCATTTCGGGTTCTTCCATGTCCACTTCCATGTCAACCTCTTCTTCGCCTTGTTCGTTAAGAGATTCTTTTACTAATTCTTTGATTTCTTCCTTCATAGTCGAAGCAAGTATTCCTTTTGCATTTTCCGCAACCGCTTCTTCCAAATTTTTCATTTGGAGGATTGCTTCTTCAACAATAGATTTTTCTTTTGCCATTCTTTGTTTTTATTTTTCTATATAAATATGTATCAAATCATAAAAATTTTTTATTATTCGTTTTGATACTAAATATTTTTTATTATTTTTCTCCTGATTTTCCTAACTTTTGTTTTTCAAGCTCAATCATTTTTTCGATTTCCGCTTTTCTAAATTCTAGATTTTGTAATCTTCTTTCTCCGACTTTGAATATATCGTCTTCGACAGGAGTGTTTCTATATGACTTAACTTTTGTTTGACCTTCAAAATTTATATTGCTTAACAGATACGGTTCGTCATACCTTGTTATTTCAGTTGTTACTTTTCTAATTTTATTTTTCTTATTAGCGAATGCAACATATCTTTTTCTATCTAAATCAACGAATAAAAATACTTGTACATTTGATTCAGAATATTTTGTAGAGTCAAAACCCCTTGATGTTACTTCAAAAAAAGTATCACCATCTTTATCAACCAAACTTCTTATGTAGGTAAATGGTTTTACTTGTACGTGAAATGTTTTACCACCCGCAGTTACCGCAATATCCATTCCCTTTCTAGTGTCTCTAATATCACCAGAACAAAATCTTACAATTTTGGCGTTCTCACCGAAAAATTCTTGTAATATTTGAATTGCATAATCTTCATTTTGATTTCCCCTCTCAATTGTGGTTTTATTCAATTCTACTAATTCATCAGTGATTGGACCCTTAAATAATCTTTCTGCGTTCAGAGTAATCCACTCCATGAATTTTTTAGGAGTTAATTCAGTATCAGGTTCATCCTCATGAAACAAGGACTCCATTTTTCGTCTTACTTTGGTATTGGTGTCAAATCTGTTAAGTATCGACCATTCATCTTTACCAGGTATATGCTGATAAACCCCAATGACCCCAAAATCGGTGGCACAACCCTCATCAGGGTTTTCAATTTTACCCCAATTAGATGGGGAATAAACATCTTTCAATGTTTTCCTAATATGAGCGGCAATAGGGTCTGTTGGTCTTTTGAAATATTCTGATAGTATCTTATACTGACCCTCTGAAATTGTAATTTTCATATCTGATAAATATATCAGAATAAAAAAAAGGAGGGTTTCCCCTCCTTTTACAACTATTGATAATTTTTTGATTATCCTATCACTTCATCAATTTTACTTTCTACAATAGCTGTTATTCTCCAGTCTTCCGAATAGTTCTCAAAAACCTTTGTCACTTTTGCTTCAACATCAGTCGGTGAATAACCTTTAACTAATTTTTCCTGTCTTAATTTTTTAATTTTACCTGTTTCGGAGTCAGGCATGTCTGTTGTAATTTTTGCTACAAAATATTTTTCGTCCATTTTATTGAGTTTTAGTAACCCAAATAATCGTTCAATTTCTTCATTAAGTCAAGCGATTTGTCGGTTGGGCCACCAAATTCTCTTTCAGCTTTCATTTTTTTCTCCTCATCCAAGTTTTCTTCAAACTTAAATCTGTCATCAGGTTCAGTGAAAAGATAAGCACCAGGAGTGGATGGAGACCATACAAGGTCAAAACAAATCAACTCAAAGTCATCCTGTACTTCGTTTTGTTCCCCAATTTTTTTAAGCGACCCTACACCACGAGATGATATACCAAGTGTAACACCTTGTCTTAAAAGATTTGCCGCTTGGTCTCCTTTGGTTGATACAATACCTCTCTCATGAAAACCTGGTGAAGTTAATAATTTTAATTTACCCATAAGAACAGGACCTTCCCACCATATATCACTAATTGAATGAGAAACTCTGTCCAAGTCAACAAGTGATGACTCAGGGTGATTAAGTTCGGATAAAGCAATACCCTTGTTAATCATTTTCTTATAATTGTCGGCTTCTCTCTTTAATACTTTTTCAGGATATATTCTTCCGTTTCTGTTTGGGGTGTTAAATTTCTGAAGTACTGCGTAGAATTCAAATGGTTTTGAATGGTCCAACATTCCTTTGGACTCATGTATCAAATCAACATTACGTTTTTCAGTTGGTGATAAGTATCCAGCATCGTATTCGATTAGAATGCCTTTGCCTGATTGTCCGGGTTTCAAAACTTCCATATTCATTTTTTATAATAAATACTTTGTTTTTCAACTTTGTAGTATAGTTTCCTTTGGTTTGACGGTTTTACGTAAATAAAATTTGAAGTATTCGTTTTTTGTGAAGTGTATTGATATTATTTCCTTGGTTACTTTTTTCAATATATCCTTTAATTTTTTTGATTTAAAATCTAAATCTTTCTTTTTAATATAAAAATTTATCTCTAGATTTAAAAACGATTTTTTCTTTAGAGATAATCCACTTGACCTTAAATCTAAATCCACAATAAAGTTTTCCTCAAAGACTAATCTATCTAATATTTCATGTACCGTATGTTTAATCGACCTTGTTAGATTTAATACAACCCTTTGCCAGTTATCAGAATCAACAATTGGTTCTACCCAAGTTTGTATGTTTAAATATAAAGACTTAAATTCAACTGAATCTACCGTGCCATAAATCACCTTCGCATTTTTAAATCCTGCGATTGGTGAAGTTTTCCCTTTTTTCATCAACTTTTCATTTTACCGATGTTTATTTTTAAAAAAATAAGTATATTTGTATCGGTAGTCAAAAAAAATTCAATTTAAGCGTTATTTATTATATATGTTAATTGTCAAAGTAGATAAAAACGGTATTGAGAGAGCATTAAAGTTACTCAAAAGTAAAGTGATTAAGACCCGACAGTCAAGTCAACTCGTCGAAAGAAAGGAGTATGAAAAGAAGTCGGTTAGAAAAAGAAAAATGTTGAAAAAGGCCAAGTATGTTCAGAAAATGAAAAACAAAGACTTTTAAAGATTCTCGTTAAGATTCTTTAATTTGAAATAAGTAAATTTGTCGTATTTTTCTGAAACCACCTTTTCCAAAGTTTCATTAATCCTACTTTTAGTTTCTGTGTCAGCATTCTCTTTAATTGTCTCCAATTTTTTGGTGACACTTTCTTTTAGTTGCTCAAAATTACCCTCTAATTCTTTATCGTCAGTCTTAAGAAAATCAACTAATTCTTTCTTTTCAGACTCATTCAAACTTTCAATAAAATTAGAAATTGTTTTATTAGCAACATTTACCATAGTACTTAATGGTAAATTAACAACTTCTTTTTTATCTGCAGGTTTTTTCTTTAACGACTCTTTAATCAATTTTTTGCTAGATAATCTAGATTCAATTGTGAGAACATCATTAGAGAATAGATTGTCGATAGTAGAGTAATTGTTATCTGACTTTACATTAACCACCCAATTAGATAAATCAACAAGGGTTGAATTTTTAATCTTATTGATTGTATTTTCATATATCGTTATACATTCGTAGATATAATCATCCACAATAGATTCATTCAAACCTTTATTAGAATTCAATTCATCATATAGATAAAAAAGTTTTGAAATGTTTTTATTTTCCAATACATTCTTTTTGAAATTTTTCATTTCAGTCTTGAATGTTCCGTTAGAATAAGATTCTAACATCAATTTTTCTATCTTTGATTTTAATAAACCGAACTTTACCATGTCTTTTTATTTATAAATATCAATCCCTCAAGAGTTTTGACAATTCAGACTCAATTTCCCCCAAAGAATTTTTAGCTCTTGATAAATCGATAAAACTATCTGATTCAGTTAGACTATCATTCTCTAGTAAAATTTTCAAATTATCCCTCTTAAACGACTCGGGAATTGGCGGTTCTTCACCTCCTGCCGGTGGAGATGGTGGGGGAGCTCCTCCCATTTCTTCACCTCCTGGTGGTGGAGGTGGTGCTCCTCCAGCCGCAGTACCTCCAGTGATAGAACCATATAATTTATCGATATTATCAAATATACCTGTATGTGTAATGATTGTTGCGGTGTTAGTCAATTCTGCACCAACTGCCTTTTCAATTCTTTGTTGTTGTAAATCAAGTTTAATTTCTTCATCAGAAAAACCAAGTACGTGTTTTTTAGCCCAAGAAACTGACACAGGTGCAATACCTTCGATGGCGGTAACCGCGTCTTTATATAATAAAACTTTTTCTTTCCAAACGTCAATTTTAAGTAAATCTGCTTGGGTTGACGGATTGGTTAACCCTAATGTAAAGTTTGATAACTCATCTTCAAATCCCATCAAGAACAAGTGAATGATTGCGATTTTATTTAATTCGGCAATCATACATTTTTGAATTCTATTGATTGTGCGAGCAAAACGAATATCCTGTAATGATAAATTTTTACCTTCACCAACAACTTCTTCAAACCCTAAAAATGCTTTTGGTACGCGAAGTGCGGTCAAAAGTTTCTTTTGGATATATTCAATATCCGCAATTTCTGACAGGTTTTGAGCACCAGGTAATGTATCAATTGGGTTTGGAGCTGCCGCGTCTCTAACAGGGATAAAGTAATCTTGGTCAACGGCCATTTGATTAAATCTCATATCAACATTACCTGTTTTATTGTCAACAACTTGGTCACGTTTGAATTTGTTGGCGACACGTTGTACATACGCCTCCACATCTTTATCGTCCATATTACCAACAAACACTTTGAATACCCTTCTTTCAGGTGCTCTCGATGTTCTATAAATCAACATAGCATCTTCAGATAACAATAATTGTTTCCAAATACGACGAGCCTTTTCCAACATAGATGTACCGTATGGCAGCTTTCTGTCATCACCCATCAATCTAAAGTGAGCAATTTCCCATGAATTAAATTCCATGTCCTTTGCTTTCCACTTAAATCTTAACCCTCTATTTTCTTTTGGTTCTTCTACATTCTGTGATTTTGCCGGCATACCACGTTCCAAACGCTCAATCTCAATGTTCGGTAACTGCATACACCCAACAACACCCTTTTCAGGGTCTAATTTCAAATACACAAAGTTATCACCATACTTACAAGTGTTTCTAGTCCACATAGGTAAGTTGGTGTTAATATCTAAAACATTGTTAAATAAATCGGTTAGAATACCCTTAATTCTTTTTGATTCAGAATAAATCTGAAGCATATAACCATTCTGGTCAACGGTTGTTGACTCTTCACCGTAGATATCCAAAGCCGCTGAAATCTCGGGAGTATATTCCATAGATTCATAATCATAAAACGAAGCCAATCTTGTTGGTTCGTAATAAACCGCTTGGGTATAAAGATTACTTTCTATTTTAGTCCATTGATTTGCTAAATAAAAAGTTTGTTGAGCTTGTAACAGCTCTTTATCGTATTCTTGTTTTGAAGTTGTGCGAAGTAACTCCTTCTTATCGAATTTGTAGGTTGGATAATCCTGGTTGAGTAACGCATTTGGACCAAATGCTCTCGTTAACCTTTGCCAAACCGTAATTTGATTATTGTTATTCTCCATAGGGTAATTTTAATCACCACAAATAATAACTAAATAGATATTATTTTGTTGGTTTTATATAAATATTATCTACCTCCAAATAACCAACCGTATTTCATATAATCATCTTTGGTTATATTATTACCGTTAAATTGATTGGTTCTATCTGTATAATTTGGTATTACCGGATTAAATGCGATTTGAGCACTTACATTATCGTTATTACTGACAGACCAAGATTCTAACATCGCTTTTGTCTGTTCTGTAACTTTTGTTAATTGTGAGAATGAAGATTCCGCAACATAACAAGCCATAGCGATTGACATGATTAAGTCATCGTGGTGACCTTTTTGGTGGTCAGGTCGTCCGTTTATATAAACAAACGTATTCATCTCGTTAAACAAACGATTACTGTAAATCTTAAATTCGTGTCTCATTGCTTCCTCAAAAGCCGCAATAATCTGTACTCGTTTATTGTTAAAATTTATTCCCGGTATTTTTTCAGCAGCCTTTGGGTCCCACTTCCATTTGTTCGCGGTATCAACACCATCAACATATAAGTCCTTATATCCTATTTCTTGCATTTTTCTTGCGGTAGAAACGCCCATTCCACCAGTGATATCAATCACAACAAAACAAGAATACATATTTGCCCATTTGTAACAAACATCGGCCATGGTGTCAGGAGGAAGTTTTCCAACAAACTCCGCAACTTGTTCTCTAGTATCAAAATCAATTATTTGAAACGAACTAAAATCTTCACTATCACCCCTACTAACATCGACACCCATCACATACTTATGACCAATAACAGGTTCTTTCCAAATCCAAAGGGCGTTACCCATCATTTTATTTTGTGGTTCTCGTATATAATTTTCCCTAACTTTTTGTAACAAATTTGAGTCAAATACGTTATCACCTGACCCCAAAAAGTTACATTCCAATTCCTGTGAAACCTTACGTTTGTCGTACTTAAGTTTCTTAACCATCCCCTCAAACCAAGCAGAACATGGCTTATAACCTGTGTCCATAATTGATTTTAACTCAACGTAATCTCGTTTTTCAAATGGTATATTTTCCCAACTTATAATATCATCAGGATTATATTCTTCTTTATTTAATAGATAATGAATAATGTCTTTTGTCTTAACAAGATATAAATCTTTTGTATATCTTGGGTCTCTAAACCAATACATTTCAGAAATTTTGAAATCGTTCATATTCCTTAATGCTTGGTCGTAGATTTCATAATAGATTGGGTCATATCCGTTAGGAGTTGATACAACTATTACTTTACCACCCGTAGACAACGACGCCATACAAGCCGCCCAAAAATCACTGTCAGCGTCTATAAATGCCGCCTCGTCAAATATTAATATCGTTGGGGTAAATCCACGTAATGCGTCTTTAGATGTTGCCACGGCTTTAACCTCACAACCATTATTTAATTTATAATGTTTCTGTGAGTCTTTTTCTGTTGAAAAATCAATCCCAACCCAAGACGGCCATTGTGTCATAAATGCCCTAATTTTATTTGCCATTTCTTGAGATGTATCAAGTTTGTTGGCGATTATAAGAATTTTTTCAGGCTTAATTTTTTTAGCGAACGCCAGTTTTTTTGATATCCAAGCGGCGGTCACCGTAGATACCCCCGCCTGTCTATATTTTAACGCAATGTTTTCATTAAAGTTCTCATAATCCTCAAGTAAGGATATCTGGTCAGGGAATAATTCCAAAGGAACGTATTTTGAAACTGTATTGTCATAGGTTTGTAGATATGTACGAAGGGCATATGAAGTATCCTTCATACACCTAACGTATTCAATCATCACTTGTTCTTTTGTCATAAGATTGTATTTGTATATAAATATTAAACCCCCAACAATGTGGGGGTTTTTAATTAAAGACCTAAACTACTTAAATCTACGTCATCGATATCATCGTCTTCCCATTTGGAAGCTTCTTGTTCATATTCTTGTTTCTTCAAATCAGAAACAATCTCATCAACCATTCTTTGTATCGCTTTTGTTCCTGCCGGGTCTCCGTTTAATACCGCTTTGGCAAATTTGAAAAAGTCCTCAGCCGGTAATTTAGAAAATCTCATGAACAAGTAATGTTGGATATGTTTCTTATCATCATCAAATAATTCAATTGGATATGCCGCGGTGAATTTTTCCCAAAATATCGGACCTAATCTCATATCCCATATTTCCGCAGGTAATGTATCTTCAGACCCCATAACCATTTCGGCTTGACGTGGGTCATCAGGTAATCCGTGAGTACCAAATATTTCATAAACACCCTTAATCAATTCGTGAATAAGGAGTGGAAAAGTTGCGGCTCTTGCTTTAACTGTTGGGGGGTCTGTTTCAGGGTCAACACTAGTTTGCCCCATTTGACCTCCACCGCTAGCAGCCATACTTTCCATATCAGGCATTACCCAATATAAATGGTCCATAAGCGATTGATTAACACCATATAAATTAACCAAATTCGGGTCAAGACGATTTAGTTCATCTCTAACCAACTCAAACATATAGTGTCCTTTTTTAGACGCACCTTGTATCAATGAATTAATAAATCTTCTTTTTGACTTCTCCAAATTAAATTTTTCAAACTCATCGGCAAAATCCTCAAGTTCTTCTTGGTGTTTGAAAGCCTGTTTTACATCTTCCTTACTTGGTGTTTGAGGTTCGGCTCTCATTCCTTCAGCCGAAGACATTGGACCTGAAACTAACTTCGCATCAAACTGCATTGCTCCTTCAGGAATTCCCATTTCTTTTTTAACCAAATCAACTGCCAGTCTTTCGAGATATTCCCTGTTCTGGAATTCAATTCTCATAACTTGTTGTAGCGATTGCATCGCCATTCCCATAAGTTGCATCAAAGGATTACGACCTTGTAAAGGTGCGGTAGTTCCTAAATAACGACCAACATTCTCTACAGAGTTTTTAAATCTTTGAGATGAAACCAATTCAACGAAATCACGGTCACCTGTTGGCATTGCCGGACTAGATGAAAATGGAGTTTCTCTACTTGTAATTTTTCTCTCGATATTGGGGTCCATTCTTTCAGGACCTTCATAATCGATTGGAGCTTCATTAATTTTTGTTTTCAACTTTTTCAAAGTATCTTTTTCTTTTTTTGTTAGACCTTCAGTAACTAATTTTTTTTCCAATTTAGTTTTTGTCTCTAAAGTTTTTTTCATATTAGGATTAAAGCTCATTTTACTTCAAATTAATACCAATAGCGTCAAATGTTATCCACTGTGGGATATCCTCCGCTTTTGGGGCTGGTTTATGTTTTGGTTGATATGGAGTTGCCGGTCTTGGTCTTTCAGGTTTAACGTCAGGTTTGACAGGGGTTTCTACTTCTTTCTCACCCGCCTTTGGGGCTGGTTTATGCTTCGGTTGATACGGAGTTTGTGGTCTTGGTCTTTCAGGTTTAACATCTGGTTTAACAGGTGTCTCAACTTCCCTTTCCGCTTCAGTGATTGTTTTTATAAAATCTTTTTTGGTCATTTTTGGTGTTATGTGTTTGTTTACCATGTTCATAATACTTTCTTCCAATTTACCTTCGAATGTTGGTCTTAATGAGTTTGGAACCTCTTTAGCAATATTTCCCGCTATAGTACTTCCAACCTTTTCTAAATAATTTTTGAAGGAAAAATCTTCATTTGTTTCATCTTTTTTTTCAGGTAATTTACTAAAGTTTTTGGTAGAATCGGCGAATTCTTTTGCCATTTTACACCATTTTTTTTGTTCTTTAGTTTTACCATCACCACATTTAGCAAAAAAATATTTCTGTTGTTTCTTGGATTCAAATTTTTCTTTTAAGTCTTCACTCATCGCTAAACCTAAATCAGGGTCTTTCTCACTTACCGCTAAAGCAATATCCTCGGTTTCAGTGTCATCTATTTCTTTTAATGGAGTTATTCTGGTTTTACCTCCCGTAGTATCAACCTCAAGTCCATTAACCATAGTTTTACTATTTGGTTTAACTTCATATGATGTGATTGTTTTACTTGTTGCGGTTGTATTTTGGGGTGTTGACTGTTCTTTATTTTCTTCTTTAGCCTCAACCAATCTATTGTATAACGCTTCAATCTGCTTTGGTTTCAGGTCTGCTAATGTAGATGTATTGAACCCATGTTCCAATAATCTTAATATCTTTTTTTCAATGTTCATAAACCACTTTTTTTTCGAACTCTAATACTAAATCTCGTTCGTAAAGTTTATTTTTAACCGTTTCTTCTTTTTCTCCGAAACGAAAAACTAATCTTTTTTTCGTATCGAAATTAACTTCTTCACTATCGTTCTCCCAAGATAGGGCAATAACTCCGTCAATTGCGTCTATCATAGAAAAAAAATCGGAGTTCTGAATAACTGACATACTAATTGTATCGTTTTTTAGAACTCCTACCTTTTTTATAAATTCCAAGTCCGGTGGTGATGGGTAACCGTTTGACGGTTTTGATTCCCAAGAGTCACCCCAAACTCCGTCTAAACTATCCGAGAAAATAAACTCATAAATGTTGTCTCCCTTATAGTTTGGACCTAACTCATTTACATAAATCAAATAACTCATAGAATTTCACCTTTTGGGGTTACTCTAACTTTTGATTCATTTATTTCAAAAACTAAATCTTTTTTCTTTGTTCTGCCAAGTAATTTAGCGTCAGAAAATTTGTTAATCAATTTACGTGAGATAACTTCTTGTTCCACATTTTCACTCAACTGATTAATTTTCCAAATCATTTCTTTTTTTCTATCTTTCTTTTGTTCAGTGATTACTTTTTCAGTTTCACTTACATTGAAATATTTTTTCAGGATTTGGTCAACTTTCGACTCACTAAACAAACCTTCAATCATGTCCTCAACCCCAAACGAATGTTTGTCATCAAGACCTTTGATTTTAGCCATTCTTGGTTCTTCAGGAGCTTCTGATTCATATTCATCAAACATCTCCATCATTTCCGCAGGTATTTCTTCAGCCCCCATTTCATCCGCAGGCATTTCTTCATCACCCATATCACCCATATCTTCCATTCCCATCTCATCACCTGCCATTTCTTCACCTTCGAATTTACCCATGATTTCATCTCTGTCTTCTTCATCCAATAAATTCAAATCAAATGCTGATAAAACAGAATTAATTACATACTTAATGTCTTTTGATGACATTGGGTTTTCCTCGTCAGCCGCAAGTGTTCTAATTTTTTGAGCCAACTTACCTGTTAATTTCTGAATGGTTTTGAAAGTTACAATCTCTTCATCTTGTTCATCACCCATTTCAGTCTCCGCATCCATTTCAGGTTCCATTGGTTCCTCTGGCATTTCAGGAGCTGGTTCTTCAGCCGGTACTTCCGCAGGCGCCGGAGCAGGTGCCGGAGCAGGTGCCGGTGCGGGAGCCGCGGTGGGAGGAGCTTGTTCCATTTTCAGGAAATATTTTGTTTTATCCTTCTTCTCATCACCTTCATTGAACAATGAAACATTTTTTTCGTTACCCACCAAACTATTAACTTCTTTGGTGATTAAGTTCAATCTCTTGAATGCTTGCGAGTATGAAGAATAATATTTTCTATTTTTCATTGGTTCAATATAATCCATTTCAGACTCATTAAGTCCTTTAACGATTACATAACCATTCTTCTCCTTATCAATTCGGTAAGTATGTCCGTCAGGTAAAACTTTTTTGTACTCAACAGAAGCATCTTCATTGATTGGATTTGGTATGTTTTCTTTGTATCTAGCAATCTCAATCATACGATTGATTTTGTCCATACCCTGAAGTTTTTCACTTCCAATAGGCTTTAATTTTCCCATGTTATTTTTTTGTGTAAATTATTTTTATATAAATATATCAGTTTTATGAAAATTTTTTTACATCTTACCTCCGTATTGACTGTAAAAAGATTTTAATATCTCGAAATTCATGTGAGTACCTCCTTTATTGAAGCATACTACTCGCCCAGCATATTGATTTTTGTTCGCACAATACCATTCAAGTCTTTTTCTAGTTTGACCATAAAAACCTGAAGTTCCCCAATTTTTAGGGTCACAATAAAGAATAGTATTTGAACCAAAAGTTAAACCTGTCTCATAAGT